CTCATCAGGAAGCACCGTTGCCTGTATGCTTGCTATTGCGTCATTTGCCATGTGTTTTCTCCTTTATCCTAACGCTATGCTTAATGCAATAATATCGTCTGTTGTGGCTGCCCCTATGTCTGTTGCAAGCTCAGAGGCACTTCTACCCTCAATGCTTGTTCCGTCAACTCTCAGAAAATCATTATCTACTATATTTGCATTTGCAACCAAAACATTTCCATTTGATATACCTGTTGATAGCGTTGCTGTTGTTGTAATCGTTGTGCCATTTAATGTCATGGCATCAGCTTCAAGCGTTCCGTCTACATCTACGTCACCAGATATGTCTAGTGATCCTGCCTGTAACGCTCCGTCTGTAACGGTTAAGTTTCCTGTAGATGCCCCAGTGGCTGTTGTTGTTCCTACTACAAATGTGTCAGCACTCTCATCCCACATTAGTATGGCATTATCGCCAGTTGAGCCTCTTTCTATGACTATACCACAGTCGTTAGAGTTTGAGGTTGCTCCACTGTTTAGCTCTAACAAACTATCCTTAATAGTTGTATTTGTAGTATCCACAGTCGTTGTTGTGCCATTTACTGTAAGGTTTCCTGCAAAGGTTGCATTTGCTCCACTAAATGTAACGGCTGTTGTGGGTGTCGAACCTGACTTTATGACAAGCTCACCACTGCTATTTGTTAAACTACCAAATGTAGTGCCATCGTCTTTTAGCGTTACATCGGCTCCACCTGCATCTAAGGTTATGTCTCCTGCTGAATCTAATGTAATAGTTGATCCTGTTACTGTTTCTATAACAGGGCTTGTCAGCGTTTTGTTGGTTAGCGTAGCCGTAGATGTTGCTGATACTAAACGAGCATCTCCACCTGTGCTAGGTAGGGTTAGCGTATTATTAGCACTCTCTGAGTGAGGGGCTGCGATTATTGTTTGTCCGTGTGAGTTAGCCTCACAGTTTAACTTTATAGCACCTTGATTGTCATTTCCTTTTACAACAACTTTTCCTGTTCCGTTTGGAGCTAACTCTAGGTCTGCATTTGACGTAGTGACAATATCGTTGCCATTCATATCCAAGTTGCCACCCAACTGAGGGCTAGTATCGTTTACTACATCAACACCTGTAAGGGATGCACCACTACCACTAAAAGCTGTAGCTGTAACTGTACCTCCTATGGCAACATTGTTACTGCCATCCTCGACCACCATCTTACTGGCAGGTATGGTTATAAATACATCTTTAGTTCCTGCACCAAAATCTACAAGATTGTTGCTATTAGAACTTGCTAACACTGATCGTGCTAACGTAGTTCCAGATGCTGTAAATGTTCCTAGACCAACCTCAAAAGCACCATTTGTATTATCAACAATAGCATAATAGGTTGTATCAGAATTAGATAGATTAGCAGTAAAAGTTTCAAAGTTCGTGACTGCACCTGCAAGAGTGATCGTGCCTGTGCCTGTTGTCGTTGTCGTTTCACGAACTCTATCTGCAATCACAAATGCCATTAAGCTATCCTTATTATCGCATTACTTGAATCAGCCGTTGGGAATACAACGGTAAAGTCACCAGAAGATGCCGACTTATCGGCTCCAAAATCTAAAACACATACAGATGTATCACCACTAGTGTCTTCATTAAATATTAAAGCCCCTCTAGCTGTTAGTGTTACATTGCTAAAGGTTAGATCAGAGAAGTCTGTAAGAGCCGTTGTGCCTGATGTGCTAGGGTCTACTCTTGTTAAGGTTCCACCCTTGGCTGTGTAGTTTGTTCCTGATACTTCATTACTTGTAGTGTACGCTGTAGTTCCTGCACCTAAACTAGCACTTGATGTATACAAGGCTAATTTAAACGTATCGCCTCCACTATTTAGAAAGTTGTGCTTTCCCTCTAGTAGTTCTTTTTTAAAGGACGTACACATTGCCTGTGATATAGCCATTATAGTCTCCTTATGTGTTCTGCAAGCTGTTCTTGACCTGCATCTTTAATAGCGTTGTAAATAGTTGTTCTGTCTGATTTTATAGCTTCTTTCATGTAAAACGCTATAACTTTTTCTAAGCGTTGCTTGAACGCTATTGCTTGATCCCTGATTTCTGGCGATGCGTTGTCACCTACCTCTATTATTTTATCAGAACATCTCTTGGCTATTTCTTCTGGAGTAAAGCCTCTGTTCTCTGTTGTGTGTATATTGACTATAGGTGTTTTGGGTAATTCCATTAACATTACATTATCCTTGGTTCACCGTTTCTATAACTATCTCTTTTGTTTCTGCCATCAGCTAACTGCTTCAATCCCTCTAGTGCTTCATCATAACGGGCTTTGTAAAAACCTACTATGTCAGCCTCACCTTTCATAAACGTAGCCGCTTCCACTAAACTACCATAGAGTAGTGTGGACTCTGCATTATCTCCCAACCAGGAGGTGGATGATGTCACTATGGATGGTGGATCATAGTAATAGTGTAGTTGCACTGTGTATGTAGAGTCTGGTGTGGGAGCTATCAAAAAGTTATCCCCATCAAACAATGAGTAGTATACAGGCAGACCTGATGTTGCTGTAGCAGGATACGCTTCTCTGATAAAGTTTACATCTTTTGGTAGCAAGAACGAATAGTTGCTACTGCCGTCTACAACAGCAATAGAGAATACAGCTAAAAAATCTGTTGGCTTTGCTAAGAACCTATTACTCGTAGTCAGTGATGTTGTTACGTTCTTTCTGAGTTCTGGGATAAGAATAGATCGGTATATTCTTTCTTCCGTTTGCCTGACGAAGTTAGGAATATTATTAACAAAAGTAGTTTCGGTGTTATCTGTATATTCCTTGATCGCATTTGTTAATTCTGTATAATTCATTTCCTGCTCTTTTTATCTGCGTATAGATTATCAAAAATCTGGTTAACATCCAAGACATAATCTAAATCTGACTTTGAATAGTGAATGTGCTGTGATGGCAGAAAGTCAGGCGCACCCTGACCTGTTTCAAACCACGCAGGATGTGTAACACGCACTCTGTTGTTTGGCAAAGCGACTATATTACCTGTCCACTCTCCTGCATCTAGTAGCTCTAAAACATGACTTTGTTTATGTTGTGCAGGGTCGTCAGCTATCTCACTATCCGTATAGTCCACAGTAAAATAATATTTAGCAGGATACATATTCCCATCTATCTTAGCTAACCAAGGGCATGGTGTAGCTCTATCCATAACGTACACTGCGTGGGTTCGGGAGGAACAATCCCACGGCTGTGCCATATGAACAGGCATTGGCTCTGCCCATTCCTCTACTGGAGTATCTCCTACTAAAGCTGTAATTGGCATCCTAGCCCACATAGCTCCACCATGCACGTTTGGATCATCAGTGTCATCTGACTCGCATCCTGTAAATATAACTTGAAAACTTAAACATCTATTTGGCATAGATGTTACTGCTATAGCCATAGCGTGTAAAAACTCACCATGATACTTCTGGTGATTGTGTGTATATTCTCTTCTAACCCAACACTTAAAGTGCGGTATATTGCTTTGTAAATATGCCATTTAACTTGTTGTTATTGATACCGTTCCAACCTGTGCAAATATTGGGTCTATCTTTGCATCAAAGTCATCAAAACGAGCCACCCCTACTTGTAGTAAAAAAGGCTCTATTCTGTCTGGTCTAGCATCTCTTAATGATTGTGGATCATCTGTTTTTATTCTGCCTACAAAATTTTGTGGATGATCTTTGTCAGCTACATCTCTACCAACACGAAGACCTGTTCTCTTCCCATTGTTAAATTCAAACACCAACTCTTTTATTGGATATCTGAATCCAGTTCTATCGCATATTCCAAATGCGTATTTTCCTACTGCTTTTCCCATCTTAAACCGTAAAGAATGTGTTATGAGGCACGAACTTTATGGACGCTGTTTCTGTGTCCTCTCCTGCCGCTAATTCAAACTGAAACTCATACTCTTGCTTCAAAGCACTTACTCTATTCGCTACCTCTGGTCTTTTCATGGCTATGTAATATGCAAGACCTGAAACTAAACACGGAACAAACCTTGGCGGTATAAAATTTGTAGTAGTTCCTGCTATACCAGAAGCAATACTATCAATTCCTTTTAACCTAAAGAATGCCAACGTATATGTTGTGTCTGGAACAGGATGCAATGTGACTGTTGTTGATCCTGCCAGTCTCTGCACAAATATCTGATTTGGCTTACCTTGTGTGTTCTTGTTTGATTTCTGGGCAAATGTAGAAACGCTTATTCTGTTTACATTAGTATCGAGTTGTGATGTTCCTGTTCCTGTTCTAATAGTATGCTCAATAATATCTATAGTGTCTGTTGGCATAGTATAGGTAGCTGTTCCTGCTGATAAAGATAATGTACCAGACTCTATAGTAAACAGGTTTATACCCCTGTTCTGCCACTCTAATGTTAGTATCTGAAAGCTTCTTCTGGCTGTCTTTAGATCGTAACCAGAACGCATTTCAAGACCTGCTCTCTCATACGCCTCTTCAAAAAGCTCTGGTAAATCTGGTGTTACAACCGCCATGCTATCTCCCTAAAAGCACTATGGTACTTTTCTGGTTATTATATATTAAGTATTTATTTAAAGCTATCATTTAATGAATCTACTACACTATCTATGTTTGGTTCTGTTCCGCCTGGCTCATACTTACATTGATACTCTACAGGGCAGTGACCTTCAACCACTAAACTATAAGTATCATTAGCCCCCTTGTATAAACAAACCTCTTGACCATTCTTTGCTTTTCTTCTTTTGTATCTACGGCAGGTTATATATTTAGGGTCTTCTCTCATACCCTTTCTTATTTCTTGTTCCCATGTCCAATCAGAAAACTTTTTAAGAAAACAGGTAAAACAATTTTTAATGTTATCTGATTGAGCTAAATATATTTTTCCATCATCAACGCACAACCACTCAAAAGTCTCCTGACCTCCCTGCTTTCTTACGCAGTTATTGCCACCAACCTCTATCAAATCCCATGAGGGTGTAGACGAACCCGATAAGAACAACAGAGCCGATAGCAACGACAATAGTAACAGCCACGATACTGATGACCTTTTCTCTAAATATCTTCCTATCATATATCTCTTTCTGTCGTCTTTTTCTTATTTGACCCTCCATAGCCAATAGCTCATCCCATGCTTTAGAGCCATGAGTGAACATTAAGAACTGTTTAAGCTCGTACCTTTGCTCTTCTAGTTTCTTTTTTGCTGTGAAAGCTTCTATTGCTTCTTGTTCTATCGTACCGCCACTGAAGACTTTACGAAACATTGTAGGATTTTTTGCCGACTTGTGAGCTGCATCCACATCACTAACAGCACCCATCCATCTGGACAGGTCTTGCGACATGGATTCTAAATCTTTACCTGCGGCAAAAGCTCTCTTAATTCCATTAAATGCCGTACTCGCTGTAGCAACAGCGGCAGAGATAGTTACTGGATCAAACAATTTAGTATGTTTTTCGCATCTTCAGAATGATGGTATATGTATCAGCACTAGAATGACCTATGGTAGTAAAATCTATATCGCCCGTCTTTCCAGACGCTGCTGCGTTATTAGTTATACCACCAAACTCACTATAGTCATGATACCCACTCTGATTTTCACCTAACTCTATTATGAATTTGTCAGACGTTGCATCGAAAAACAACCGAACCTTCATGCCTATGCACTGCCACCAGATTTTCTCTATGGCAACACTACTACAAGTATTGCCATATATATCTGCATTCAACGCACTGACATCAACCTTCTTGACTGCTGACTCACCCGTACCGTCAGAAATGTTTGTAAATTTCATGACAACGTGTTTGTCACCATCAAAGAGGGTTTGTGATGTTACTGCATCAGCCATGTTATCCCCCTATTACTGGTCAGCAAAAGCAGGTACGTCTTCAGAGACTACATTGCCCCAAATATAGTAATTAGTGCTGTCTTTAGCTACTATATTTATTTCCATGCTACCAAAGTCAGTTAATGTTAACTTTGAGTTAGAACTGCCGTTTGCATAAACACCAACATTATCTGCGTTGGTATCTAAATGCTGAACATTTCCTAAGAAAAAGTTAGCGTTACCAGGCGTGACGATAATAAGATTTTGTGCTTCTTCTGCTGCTCCTGCGTATATAAATTTAAACGTAGCTCCTGCAACTGGAGCAGGTAAAGTTATTGTTCTATCTGATGTTATAGCAGGCACAGCAAGAACTCTTCCACTATGTGTTGCATTATCAAGTGTTTTGTCTTCATCACCTAATGCAACTGGTGCATCACCCATAGTAATCACTTCTGTAATTGTACCAGTAGATGCGTTTTTACTTACTGTCTTAATTGTACTTTGAGACCTAATAGGTCCTGAAAATGTTGAATTGCCCATATTAATCTCCTTGTCTTGGCAAATGTCAGCTTACGCTGTCAAGGTGAATAGGGGCAGTATTTTATAACTGCCCCCATATTAGCTAGTTAAGCGGCTCCTGTTGAACCATAAATTCCAAGTGGATCAGACACACCGAAAGAATATCTTTCTCTCGCTTTGTATCTTACGTTTCCAGTGTTGAAATCACCGTCCATGCCAGTAGCCATAGGAGTTCTAACGAAATGCTTCATTCCGTTTGGAACATCTGTGATTATAAAGAAAGCATCGCTATCTGTTAGATAATGATTAACTCTATAGCCCTCTGGGATAGACCCATTGGTCTTGATAGCGTTTAGATCATTGTCAGAAGTTCCCACTCTCAAATCTGTTTGTAGCAATCTAGTTGCTGTAAACATCAATGCAGGTGGAACGATCAACTTCCTTGGCTTCGCTGCAATCAATAGACCTCTTTCATCCACGAAAGCCGCAATGTCAATCACTGCCTGCTCAAGAGATGTTTCGTTAAGGTCAGCCGCTGTTGATGGTTGGTTTCTGTTATTACCACCTGCCACAGTACCGTGGGAAGCACTAAATAAAAACGCTCCATCACCAGAGGTGAACGTATCAAAACCAGTGTTCAGAAGTGACGCTGCCTTTGTTTGTTTTGTGTAAGCCATCGCTCTAGCAAGAGCCTTTGTATAACGTGCAGATAAGCTGTCATACAAATTGTCTTCCATAGCTTCCTCTGTAATAGAGAAACCCATAGCCACTGTCTCGTGGTTAAAACGAGCAGTGAATGACTCTTGTGCTGAGTCGTAGGAGATGGATGCACCTTCCTGCTTAACAGGTGCTGCACCGAACCCTGAGAGCTTTACTTCTTCCTCAAAACTTCTATCGGAGTTTTCAGTTTCATAAATCTCAGCGTGTTCATTCTCATAGCCGTCATACTCCAATCCAAACAATGCGTTTAGACCTGGTAGTAACTCTTTTAAGAGATTTGCTCTACTCATAACTGCCATGATTAACCACCTCCTGGTGCGTTGCCAGAAACAACACCGACACCTAATTGATGACCTGTGTTAAATTTACAGACCATTATTGGAAAGTTTGATCCTCTTTCGTCACCATCGTGACCTCCAAGAAAATCTACAATCCTAACTGGTAGGGCTGCAGTAACTGCTGTCGTGCTAATGTCGAGACTAACACGAGAGATACCAAACGTAGCACTTGATGCTGTTTGCTCTAACTCTACGTTAGCACCTAAATCATCATCATTTACTGTTCCGTCTGCTTGTATAGCAAACAGAATGTTTGGATCATCAGCAACGTAAGCCATACCTTCAGTATGAGCTGCGCCAGACCATTGTTGTGAAAATGTAAGCTGACTGGTGCTTACATCGATGAAACGACATCCTAGAAAAATACCTATAGGTGTACACGCACTTGTGCCTGTATCTTTCTGGATGGTGACTGTGGAGCCATCGTCATTTAACTTGACGACATCTCCCATACAAATCCTTGTGGAATACGAGGATAGGATTGGGTATTGACGAAAACCACCAGTGTATTCGCCGCCCAAAGTACCTACGGGTCGCAAACCAAAAGGAGCAGATGTGCTAGACATATGTCTACCTCCATTAAGTTGTACGGGTGCTTCGCTCTGGTTTCAGAACTGGCATCCGTGGATCATTGGTTCTCAAGTAAGAATTATCAACACTCTCAATCTGTCGTTGTGACTGCTCTTTGTGATACTCCTTACGGGCTTCTACTGTTTCGGTTGCGTTGCTACATAAAAGTAACCCACCAACCTCTATATTTTCAGACCACTTAGAATCGATATCGGGCATAACGTGCAACTCTGGGTGATCTTTAGCCAATACGGGAGTCCAACCTTCACGGAATTTGGAGGATACGTTAGGAGTCATAGGTTGCCCCATAACTGCTGTCGCTATCCAACGAAACTTAACACCTTCTCTTGGAGTCGGTGTAGGAAGAAGAGTAGGTCTTTCCCACGTTTTCTTCTTCATCTCTGTTTCACGAGTTTGCGTGTCTCTTGGTTCTCTATTAGCCATTGGATTGTTCCTTCATTAATTGCGCTGCATACTGCTCATTGCTGAGTCCAAGTCGCTTTGCGAGTGCCACTTGGGTTCTTGTTAGACGCACTGTGCGTGATTTTTTTCCGCTTCTTTCAACGGGGGCTACCACGGTTCCATTTTGTAACTGAGGTGCTTCTGTCTCAGTCTCAAACTTGTCAGGGAAAGCTCTACGCATTTCCTCATCTATCTCTTTATAATACTGTTCGCTGTCTGGTACAACACCTTTTCGCTTTAATTCTTCATGCAGACCTAAAGCAAATCCTGTCATACGCATATCTTTATCAAACCAATCGTTCTTTTTTTGCCACTCTATACCTCTGTCTGACAAAGAGGGCTGTTGTTTTTGTGGCTGTGGAGCTTGCGTCTCTTGTATCTCTTCTTTCTTGGGCTGATACTCAGACACTCTAAATTTTTCATTGTGTAACTGTGATAATTTTTCTTGAGCTTCTACTAATTTATCTGGATCACCTGACTCATAAGCCTCTTTGTAATCACTTTTAGCCTGCTCTAGCTGTGCATCGACCCTGCCTTTGGCTTGATCTATCAGCATATTTTCACCTTCAGCTAGGGTTTTTCTTAGCTTTTCGTTATCTTTTTTAAGGTTTTCTGCGTATTTTAACGCCTCTTCCCTTAATCTAGCAGCTTCTTCTTTAGCTCTACGCTCCTCATGATACTCATATTTTAATTGAGATATTCTTTTTTGGGCGTTCTGACTATAGTTTCTGACTTCCTCTTGGCTTTCATCGTCAACAGGAGTTTCTACTGATTCGTTTCTTTTTGCCACCCTGTCTTCTTCTGGTCTGTCATCAACCACTTCTACTTCAAAATCATCTTGCTCAACTGCTTGATTGCTGTCTTCGATGTTCTCTTCTAACTTTTCTGCTGTATCGTTCATATTCTCTTATATCCTCTTGGGTCATCGACAACGGCTTCAACCGTGTCATCGTTAATTAATCTAAATTCCTGTGTGTGTATTTTAAAACGAGTTCCTGAGTAGGATCGAAATATCACAAAGTCACCTACTTTGCAGTACGCACCATTTGGAAACTTGTCTTTATCCTTATAGGCATCAGCACCCATACTAACCACAAACCCTATAATGGACGCTATACCTTCAGCATCTCTTATCTGGTCAGGCATATACAGACCGCCTTCTGTTTTCTCGTCTACTTCTACTGGGGATATTAGGAGTTTGTAGCCCTTTGGTTCGGGCATTTTGGAAGCGACCTTTGGGTCTCCTTCCTTCTTTACAGCTTGATACATTTTTACCTCATGCAGTGATTAAGGATCACAGTTCCTTGCGTTAATACGAAAAGCACCATAGTACTTTTTTTAATCATCTATAAATCTTTTCTCTATGTCAAGTATATCCTCCTGTAATTTCTTGAGACACTTATACTCACCTACACAACGAGCATACTCCTCTATAGTTTTAGCCCCACCTCCTGCAAGGTGTTCTTTTAGGTCTTCTTTATAATCTGTAATTCTTTTTAATATGGGAGTGTAGGCTGTCTCACTCATCTACAAACTCTCTTGCTAGATTAACACCATCCTGAAAGCCTTTTCTTTTTTCATCTCTTTTAGATTTTGCCTCACTAAGAATAGCATTTGTTGCTACCTTGGTAACTTCTATCTCTTGGTCTTTCTTTTTCAGATCAGTATCTACCTGTATCTTTGCCATATCCATTTGTTTCTTATGCTCAAACTCTGCTTCTTTTAAAGCCATCTCTCTTTGCTGAAGCTGTGTAAGTGGGTCTTGTGCTTTCTTTTGTGCTTCTTGTTCTGCCATCTCTGCCTGACTCTTTGTCAAAACCTGTCCTGCTGCCTGTGCTGTCAACTTAGACAACTGCTCCTCCACATCATCTGGCAAAGGCTCATCCTCATTAGGCATAGGAACACCCAACCTGTCTTCTATCTCTTTTCTATACTGGAAGGCAACGTGTTCCGTGATGTGGGCTGCCAAGGCATTCTGGATAGCAGACGCAAATGGCGATTGACCAATGATTTGCTGTATCTTCGGGTCTTGGGCAGCAGCAGTATGTACAGCAATGTGAGCCTCATGGTCTTGGTACTTGAACGCCTTGACAGGTTCTTGTTTCATTATAGCCATATTTTCCGTTACAGGGTCTTTAGGGGCTATGTCGTCTGGTAGTTTTATTATGCTTTCAGCATCTTGTATTCCTAACACTTCTAACATTTGTCTGTGTAGTTTGCCCATATCGTACAACTGTGGTGCTTGTTGAGCTAACTGTAACGCTGACTGGTACTGCGTTACTCTTTGTGCCATCGTTGCAGCGTTAGGATCAGATACAGGTATAACATCCACCCTATTATCAAAATCTTTTGTTCGTGAAAACTCACCATCCATTTCATAGGAATATTGTGCAGGCATAAAGTCGTGAATACATTTAGCTAATATGCGTAATTCTTTTTTAAGAGATGCGTGTAGTCTAGCCTGAACACCAGACATCACTTTCATGGATCGCTCTAATAACGCTAGGGTTGTACCCACTGGAGCGTTAGGGTTCATGTTACCCACTTGCACATCTGCTATCGACCCAATTCGTCTGCCCTCTTCGACAATATTTCCCAACAACTGGTACAATACTGAGGATGGTTCTTTATAAGGTATAAACGTAATGGAATCTCGTATCGCACCACCAGGCACATCGACATCTCTGAACTCACCAGGCATGAGAGGCGACTCATCCCCTTTAATCCTAAGACCACGAGCTTTAAGACCAGCAGGAAGATTCGATAAAGTACCTGCATCAATAAGCTGACGCAGTATAGACGTAGCCGATTTAGCCAACCCACCAATAAGATGAATAAGTCCTGTACCATAAAAGCCAAGGCTAGGAAGATATCTATAATGAACAAAGTGCTGTCTTTTAGTTTTCTTTTCATCATTCTCGTACCAGTTCTTTCTTATTGATAAAATTGTCTTTGACGACTTATCTATCGTCACAATGTATGGTCTTGCCAAACCATCTTTATCGTTAAAAGGCTCTGGCATTTCCAGATCAACGTGCATCTCTAAGATTGTATATCTCTCATCGTCTTCATAAACTGATTCGTTTCCCTCCATCTCATCATACTTTTCTTGTATCTCTGACTGATCTTGATGAGGTTCTGGCAAATCAACGTCACTGTAGAAACCATTAACCATTAACTCTCTAATCTGGTTTTCTGTCTTCTTCATAATATGTGTATACCGTGAACAAGACATGAGATCAGAAGCACCGTAGGACACTACAAAATCTTCAGCAGGCACAAACATCGAACATGGTCTTTCCATGATCGGATCGTAATACACCTTTTTAAACGCTGATCCTGCAAGGGGGAGTCGGAACAACATTTGCTCCATCTCGTCACGGTATTCTGTCATCTCCTCTGTCAGCATATAGTTCATCTCGTTCTCTACACGCTGAGACTGTGCTGTCTTTTCTTTTGACATTTTTCCAACAACTTTTGTCCTAACAGGACCTGATGCAGGAAATATCTCTCCCATAGCTTGTGCTTGAAATCGTACAATGGCTTCTGACAATAAAGGATGGAATACACCTGACGCACCCTCCCAAGGTTGCGTTCTTTCTTCTATCTTCATGCCAAGCAAATCAAGACCTTTCATGTAAGATCGTGACCATTCTTTTCTAGATGTTCTATCAGACTCAAAGTCATCGACTAGATTTGATGCCATCTCCTCTAGGTCTTGTTCCTCTATATGCTCTGCTAGATTATCATTGTGACCTATACCCTCTGCATCCTGTGTGATGCCACCATCGAAATCAACCACAACACTTCCGTCCTCTGTCTCAACTGCAACAGCATCAGGATTTACTACAGATACTTTAAGTTCTGATTCTTCTGGGTTACCCTCTGCTTCTACTTCAAAGGGTTCTAGAGTTTTGTCTACTGCCATTATTTAATTGTGAAGCTCGTACCTCTTGTGGCTAGACCTCCACCTCTCATTTTAAGAACTTTACCGCCTTTTTTGTAGCCCTTCTTTTTCATGGCTCCGCCTTTTGCCATACCTTTTTTCTTCATGGCTCCACCCATAGCGTAACCCTTCTTCTTCATCATGCCACCGCCACGCATTTTACCTTTACCGTCTGCGGCAAAGAAAGGTACTTTCTTACCATCTTTCATGACCATTTTAAGCTTACCGCCTTTAGCCATGCCTTTCTTTTTCATCATCATGCCACCACGAGCCATGCCTTTTTTCTTCATCATGCCGCCTGCTCTTTTCTTTTTAATGGCAGCAAAACCTTTTAATGATTCTGCGTGTTTCTTAGTTTGTTTTTTAGGAGCAAACTTATTAGCGTACTGTCTAAGTGTTAGTCCTGTTCTTTTCAAGTCTGCAGCAGTAGCCGCTATCTTCTTAACACCCTTGCTATCAAAGAAGTATACTTCACCTCTTCTCTTGGCTTCTGCTATGCTTCTTGGCTTTCCTGCCAAAGGACTTGCACCCTTTTCTGCCTGACCTTTTGGTGCTGATTTCTTTGGTGTCTTTTTAGCAGGGTCTGCCGTAACTGTTGTTTTCTTAACAACTCTCTTCTTAGGAAGAACACCTTCTTTCGTAGAAAATTCTTTTCTTATTTGTTTTGTTCTTTTGATACTGCCGTCTTTGTTTCTATTGGTTGGGTCACCACCTGGCGAACTAACAGTAAGTCGGTTTATACTCCGATCTATTCCACCGCTCTTTTTAGACTTCTCAAGTCTTTCACGAATTTCTTTTCGTTTCTTGTCTTTATCTTCTGCCATAGCTGTACTCCTCTAAAGTTATTATGTTTATCGAATCCTGTATGTCAATTGTTTTTGGACAGCACCGCCCCCACGCATTTTTATTCTACCACCCTTTTTGTAGCCAGGAGAAAACTTTCTGCCTGTCATAGTGTGGCTATCTTTAATGTGTCTTCTTATATCTCTAAGCTTAATAGTTTTATCTAGAAACTCTGAATAGCTTATCTTCTTTGCTCTATAGTCAGCTATGGCTTTCATGTATTTAAGTTCATCTGAGCTAAAGGCTGCCATTATTTTTTCTTCTTTTTATATTTTTTCTTTTTAGCTTTTACGAACTTCTTCTTACCTCTAACCAGTTGTGATTTCATACTGGCTCTAGATATGGTCATACGACTTTATAACCTGATAGACTGGCAGTTCCTTTTTTTGCTATTCCACCACCACGCATTTTTATAACACCGCCTGCTTTCTTTCTTCTTTTACCTGCCATCTCAATATCTTTTACTGTTATTGTTTTTCTAGCAGGTCTTAGTCCTAACATTCTTTGTGTTATTTTAGGAACAGGTTTTGTAAATGATACTATTGTTCCGTCTTTTTTTCTGTATTTAGGCATTAGTAATACTCCACTGGTCTTCTGTATTTAGGTTCGTCATCCCAATCATCTCTTTCTGCTCTGACCCAACCCCCTTGACGAAACCTTAAAAGAGCTTGGGTTGTACTATCTACTAAGTCGTCATGATCACCTGTGGGAAATGATGCACATTCTTCAATCACCTCTTCAGACCATCTAGAGGAATAGTACCATACACTTCCACTAGAAAACAAGTCCGTAACTGCGTTGACCCTAGCAATTTTGTCGTTACCCCTAGTGGGGGTAAACTCTGTAACAGGTATTCCCATAGCTCTAAGCTCAAATACAAGCGGCGCACCCGATGCTTTTGCTTCTACGATCATCTGATCTGGCTCCCATTCCCAGTATTTGTCGTATGCCGCACGTTTTAGCTCTGGAAACTCTAGTTTTTCCTTGTATGCATCTAAAAGAATCAGGTGAGGACGGCTTTGATCCACATCTCTGGCGTGATAGAACACGCCCCATGTGGTGCAGGCACTGTAATCGCTCCTTTGTGTCTTTAAAAACGCTGTATCCCATGATTGAATAATGCATTCACAAGGTGGTAGCTCGTGTTCTGTCCATTCTTGCCACCATTCACGCTTAATTAACGCTCCTTCTTCCGATGTGGGGTCTTGTTGGTACTGTGCATTCCATTTTGACAGGGGTAATTCCGCTTTTAGGCTCTCTAATTCCTCTAATCGCCAATATTCGCCCCATAATGGGCTGCCAGAGGGCATAATTGCAGGTAATTGTATGACTTCCCAGTCATCTGCACCCTCTCTTTCGGTCATACTTTTTAAAATTTGACCTGTTAGGTCTCTTTTTGCCCATCTGGTCATCACAAGTATGATAGCCCCTCCTGGTTGTAGACGCTGACGAGGTCCTGATGTGTACCATTCGTACACTTTATCGAATACTTCTGGGTTATACTGCCCTGCCTGTGCGTCCTGTTCGGAGTGTGGGTCATCGATTATCAAAACATCCGCACCTTTTCCTGTAACTGCCCCACCGACACCGATAGCAAAGTAGTCTCCGCCCTTGTTTGTGTTCCATCTACCTGCAGCCTTACTGTCTGTGGACAGTTCTATACCGCTAAATACCTTTTGATACTCCTCCGACTGTATGAGATTACGCACTTTTCTGCCAAAACCAACTGCCAACTCCGCAGTGTGGGCTGTCTGAATCACTTTCTTTTCTGGATATTGTCCTAAAAACCACGCAGGAAAGAGATACGATGCAAATTCTGACTTGGTATGACGGGGTGGCATATTGATTATCAGTCTTTTTAGTTCACCGTTTGCCACTTTCTCAAAAGCTTCTGCCATAATCTCATGATGCTCTCCCCCTATGAACTCTGACCACATAGCCCGAACAAAAGGAATAAACTCTTTTTGTGATTCTTCTTTGCTTTTAACCTGCTCGTATTGTTCTAGGAGAGCTAGTACTTCTTTTTGTTGCTCCAATGGGAGCATACCTATCTTCTTTTTGATATCTTTTGATTGGAGGTTCACTGTTTTTTTCTGTTTTTCTTGGCAGAGATAACACGCAGGTTTTTTGATTTGTTATTTCTGGGGTTACCATCCTTGTGGTCTATGTGTTTCTTGTCACCCTTCTTAACAATACCATTCTTCAAAGCCGTCCTGCGGTTCTTGTTTCGCATAGCTCTCTCTTGCTTCATCTTTTTAGAAGCATGGTATTTTCTGTATTGGCTCATTTAAAACTCTTTAGCATATTAACAACGCCACCTTCTTTATATCCACGCCTTTTCTTTAGCTCTTTTTCCGCCATATTTTCTAACTCTACAAGAGTTTTAAAATCTTTTTCACTAAAGTCTTCTAACTTTTTTCCGTATCTAAGTGCGTTTATTTCTCCCATATACCCCTCTTCACCGCCTGTACCTTTACTGCCTAGTCTATCTATTGACTCTGGTGTTTTGTAACCAAGGTTTCTAAGAAGATTTATCGCATAGTGGTCAAGCTCCTCTCCTTTTGTTCTCTCCATTCCTTGCATCATTTTTAGTTTTTCCATATCTTCTGCTGTGGGGAAAGTTCCTTCTTCCCTTTCTTCAGCTAAACTAAAATCATCTCTGTCATATCCAAATAGTGCTTTAAATCTTTCTAAAAAACTTCTGCTGTCTATATCTCTTTTATCGTATTTCGCACCAAACCTTTCTATCTTATCTAAATCTTGAACAAGTATTTGAGGTTCATCCGTCTTGCTTTTGTACACCTTTCTTTCATCACTTGATTTTGGAAAAAATGTTCCTCTTAAATTAGTTCCGTAAATGCTTTTAAAATCTTTTGGAAGCTCTACTGCCCCAATACTCTCCAAGTGTTTGTAATACTCTACAAAATCTTTTTCTGCTTTTGAGGGTGCTTTGTCACTTGTGACCATTTGTATGACTTTACCAAAGTCACCGCCTGTCTCTCTTTCGATATCATCTATAGCAAGCTCTGTTGTCTTGCTTCCACCTGGCACTCTTCTCTGTGCTAAGTTTTTTAAAAATGCCAAATACTCTATATCACCCAAACTATAAGGTTTGTTATATGGCTGAAGCTCACTGGGGAAGGGGGTGGGTATCTTGGCAGTCTTCAATGCACCTGATTTTCTTTTCGCCATTTTTACCTTTACATTTGTTATTATAATAATATTAGTATTATAATAATATATATTTATAATAAAATAAAAAGAATCATTATAAGATGATCTTAGAACTCTCAACCATCTGGAATATCATTCTCACGGTCATAGTAGCACCAATAGCATGGTATATCAAATCTCAAAATGATGAACTCAAAAGAGTTCAGATACTTCTTAATAAAACCAGAGAACAATATGTTCATAAGAATGACCATAAAGATGACATTGACAGGGTAGTCGAACACTTAGTGAGACTTGAACAAAAGCTTGATAGCCTCATAGCCCAAAAATAAGCCTCACTCAGAGGACATAGAACCCAGATATAACACAAAGTACCACCAAACCATTAGACCCTCTATATCGCCTTCTATAAGCCTCTCCATGACATAAGAGAATATAACACTAAACCACATCCATTCACCCACTTTGAGCCTTGATAGAAATTCCATAGAATTATTTGTGTGGATTACTATATATAGTCATGACCAACGCAACGCTGTTATCATGGGGGGTGGGGGTAGGTGGGGTCATGACAATAGAGATTTTAGCTTCTTCTCTAATTCTTCCTTAATATCCTGTGAGTTTCTATTATCTTCTATCACATGGTTATCTCTAAACAGATCGACTCCTGCCATACGTCCAAGCAGTTCCAGACTCTTAACTCTTGTATGTCCTGTATTAGTTTTATCATAGGCAAGTGACTCCAGATTAAATATTACCCTCTCTTTTCTCGATTGGTTTCGTGCAATGTTTCTTTTCTCCTGCTCAGTTCTTAGCTGTTCTATTCTAAGGGAAATCTTAGGGTGATTAAATAATCTGCTACTCTCTACATATTGAGCATCTATAGACATATTCTCAGTACTGTAATGTTTTCTATATGCATCCACTATTGTTAAGGGTTCATCCTCATTAATGCCTACTATACTTTCGCAGAAGCTAGACTGCTTCGCAGTTAAGGGGCGGTCTTTTCCTTTTTCTTGACCTTTCACTAATGTTAACTTGGGCGGTTTCTTACCTGACATTTTAATAACTCCAAAAAAATTGACCTCTCAGAATTAGTTATAACAGGGCATTAGCACATTTTTCAACCCAATATACCTGACACACTTACAAGCCCTTACAGGCGTTCCCGTTGGCATAGGTGAGATTTGCATCTGGGAAAAATACCATAGTACTTTTTAACCTTTTGATATCAGATAATTAAGTTTACTTTTATTGAATATTTTTTTTGTACTACTATTGTAATTCTTGAAAAAGTACTTACATATATAATTTTACTTATGATTTTTTAGAAAGGAGTTCACATGGATTAATTCAGATTAGACATAAGGTGACGTTCAATGCGGAACGCACAAGGGTTGAATTCGCTCTTCCCCTTTTAGGGGAATTCTGGTTCTCACCTGTGACCCTCGTAGCCTAGATGCAAAACGTACTGACGATATCCAGACCTTTAACGTGGAGACCATAGCTGATCTAAACACCTAGTCTAAAATAATGGTGGTAGCTTAGTAGGTTGGAATACTTACAGAGTCGTAAATCTTTATCAGCGCATCACAGGTAACACTGTGATCAAAGCAGGATGAACCTGCTTTGTTTATAGTGTTAACATTTATGAAAGGAACTTAATCATGAACACTAAAATCAATCTTACACAGGATGCTATATCCTCTATCAAGTCTCTTGATCTTTCAATCAATAGACTAAAGGGCAACAACAAGAAGAACTCTGAGAAGATCAATCTTTCAAATTGCCAGACCTATGCGACTATGCTTTCAACCTCTGCGATCATAAGCAGGAAGACAGAACTAAAGTCTGACGATCTTGCGACTATTAGAGAAGGTCTCATGGAAGCAGGCTTAAACGATAATCAACAAAAGAAGAAAGCTGAAAAGCTTAGTTGGTTACATCAGTTCTTAGTACTCAAGAATGATGCTTTCGCAGGTCAAAACGATACAAGTGTAGACCATATCGTAAACGTGATGGAGCGGTACAAGATCACTTCTGAAGCTAAGTTGATGGACATATGCAACCCTAACAAGGAAGCTAACAGAGACTTTGTCCAGAAAGTTATCGACTCTGTTGTTGGTGTTCCTGCCAAGTGCGGAACTAAATACAAGGGCGGTAAAGATATGGATGTTGTTCTTGATCTAAAGAGCAGGCTAGAAGAAGCCATAGCGACTAGACAATCTTTTGAAGATCAAGCCAAAAAGAAAATGTCTAAGGCTAAGAAAGCAGGAGCGGAAGTTAAGAAGCTTAACAATAAGGTTACCGCAATTGCTGATGCTCTAGCACCTGTATCCGATGTTGCAGGTCAAAAGAAGATATCGTTCTAAAGTTTATCAGTTAGGAGTCTTCAAAAGTACCATAGTATTTTTCGAGACTCCCTACTCATAAACTTAATGGTGAGTTTATGAAGTCATTATGAAAGGAATAAAAAATGACACAAACAGTTAACATAAGACAAGCAGGCAAGATATTAAGACATTGCCTAATTTCTAACTACGAAAACCAGAAAGCAGGTACAGGAGCAAAACCTATTGTTCCTATGCTCATGGGAATGCAGGGTATCGGTAAGACCGATTGCGGTAGGCAATCAGTTCAAGAGCCTTACAACGATATGGATATGGGTATGGTTGAGGTTGCTCTAGCACAGAAAGACCCTACAGAGGTTAACGGTATTCAAATGCCAGACTTAGCTAATGATCAGACTAAGAACCTAAAGGCACATTGGTATCTAGAGGTAGTCGCTAAGAAGACCGCAGGTATCGAAATAGGTTGGGTGTTTGGTGATGAATTTCCGCAAGCACCTGTTCCTACTCAGAACGCTATCGCTCCTATCATGAATGATGGAATGGTTGGTGAATACAAGCTTCCAGACGGTTGGTTCTTTATGTGTGCAGGTAACCGCCTAAAAGATAAGGCAGGTACTAACCGCATTCCTACGCATATTAAGGACAGGGTGACTTTCATCTATGTTGAACCAGACCTAGATGACTTTTGTGACTATGCGACTAAGAGCGGATGGTCTCCCTATATTCCTGCTTTTATGCGGTTCAAAGGTAAGGAAGACCCTACGGTCTTTTGTCATTCAGACCCTACGCAGGACTCAACCTCTACACCCAGAGCATGGCAAAGAGCAAACACCATATTGGATATGGGTCTTGAGGGCGATCTAACCTGCTTACAGGCTTTGCTATCTGGAACACTAGGGGAAGCTACGACTAACAGCTTCATGGCATTTCTAGAGGTAGTTCAGACCGCTCCAGAGTTAACTAACTTGGATGCTATTCTGGATGACCCTGCTAATGCTCCGATATGCGATAGAGCGGATATCCTGTTCGTATTGTTAGGCTCTTTGTCTGCACGTTGCACATTGGACACGTTCCCTGCTATTGCGGAATATTGTGTGCGATTAGATAACAGAGACCTATTGCAGGTTTGTATGCAGGATTGCATGGCAGTTTGTAGCGGTGTTCGATCATCAGATACTTTCAAGCAGTTAGTCGCTGATGGACATTTAAATGATATTTATGTTTAGGAGTTAACATGGAAAACAAAATAGCATTAGCCAAGTCAATCGTATCAAATCACTTCACCTTCTATGGTGGAGTGATGATTGCAGGCAACCCAACAGAACGCAATGACATTGAGACAATGTGTACTGATGGCAAAAACATTTTCTATTCTTTACCGTTTGTTGAGACCTTAACTGTTATAGAAAATGCAACCGTACTTGTGCATGAGATTATGCACATAGTAGACAAGCACCATATCCGCATGGGAAACAGAGACCCTAAGTTATGGAACTTTGCCTGTGACCTAAAGGTCAACAATACGATAGAGACCTACGACTATCAGAGAGACCGTTTCTTTGGCATGGCATCGTTTCGTAAACCAGACCTACGGTTACAGCTACCTAAAGGCGGTCTTGTTGAAATGCCAGACTTTGGTCTCACCAGAGACAAGTGCAGGAAGATGACCGCAGAAGAAATATATGCGGTGCTTGAGCAGAACAAGGACGCTGTCAAAGATAAACCGCAACAATCATGGGGCGGTGAGATTGAGAAGCCTACCAATGAAGACGGCTCTGAGATGAACCAAGAGCAGTTAGAAAAACTTAGCAAGTCTATTGACAGAAAGATCGTTCAAGCAGGTATCAAAGCAAAGCAGGTAGGTGCGATCAACCAAGAGATTCAAGACGTTCTGAACAGGGTTGAAGAGTCTAAGGTTGAATGGCAGGAAGCCTTTACCTTTGCATGGCAGGGCGGTGACAATGACTCTACCTACACATATAAGAAGCTTAACAAAAAGCATCTTACTTGGAATGCCATTACACCTACAATCGTGGGTATGTCATGCGGTGATATTGGAGTGCTTCAAGATACCTCTGCTTCTGTCGATAAGAAGCAAAGAGATAGAGGTTTCTCAGAGATGAATGCTTTATCTAAAGATATCAAGCCAGACTCCATTACTGTTATACCCTTTACATCCAGAGTTGACGTTGATGGTATCAAGCGGTTTGACAAGGGTGAGGAGATTGAGTCTCTCAAGATCAATGGTACAGGCGGTACTAGAATTAGACCTGCTTTCAAATACATCGATGAGAATTGGCAGGACTTTAATTTCAAGAAGCTTGTGATCTTTACTGATTGCGAGATTAGTGACTACGGTGACGAACCGCAGTTCGATGAGCCTTGTGACATTATCTGGGTATGTTGCCAATCTAAAGAAAAGCTTGGCAGTTATTACCTGCCACCTTATGGCACAACAATATTCATCGATGACTAATTGTAGGGGGCATTGCCCCCTGCAACCTTTGTGAGAATGCAAAAATACTATGGTACTTTTTGTATTCTCTTTAGGGTTGCCCTAGAGAAACACCATTTAAGAAAAGGAATCGAAATGGAAAAATATACAATCATAAAGCAGGCTACGTCTGTAGGCGAACCGCCAGAATATACCTATACGGTTATGCCAGATGGAATGATATTTGACACTAAGCAGGAAGCTAAAGACTATATCTACAGCAGAAGACCCAGATGGTACTGGAAGACCGCCCTTGATAAAGCAGATAGAGAAAGAGAAACAGCCGTTAAGAAATACATGGCTAAGATCAAGCTTGCACAATGCATAAATTTTCAGAGAGAAACATTAGATATTCCAAAAGATTTTATTGCTGATGTTTCAAATGAAAAGAACAGAACCTATTACTATCATCGTAATGGCGGAAAAGATGGCACTAAATCAGTAAATATTAGAGAAGCCACTGAGGGCGGAGTCCTTAGACAATCTTTTGTTTTCTCTAAAAACTTTAAGGACTTTTCTCAAGGATATTCTAGTAACAATGTTGGGGATAACCTTATGGGTTTTGTTCATCAGTTAGACTCTTTGAAAGACCTTAGATTCGATGAGCGATACACCTCACACTTTTCTAAAATTGATAGTCTTTTATATGATGCCAAGTATTCTGCTGATAGAGGATTAGCAACTAACTTTCCTAAAGCATATGAACATCTAGATGTTCAGTGTGACACTTACATACAATCTGAGAGTGGTGCAAAGTATGTTCATTTGTTGAGAAAGTCTGAGGGTCTTTTAGAGGATGCTAAAAACGATTCAGACTTGCAACGTGAATTGCCTATGTCTTTTTCTCATTATAACGAAAAGTATTATTGGAACCCAGAGGATAAGGTCAAGTACTCTACTAGAGCATTCTTGAAGCGTACCTGCCAAATGACAACTAAGTCAGATGGGGGAAAAGAATGGAGATTGCAGGTATCACCTATGTGGGAAAGACGTTGCCTTCCTTTTGTCAAATCACAAATGGGTAATAGGTATTTATTTCCTATGAGCCTAAGTGTCTACAAAAGATACGATGAAAAGAAAGACTCTTATGTTGAATTGGATTGGGTCAAGAAAGAGGGCAAGAAGTTATACAAGGGTGACTTTGTTGACTTTGCTTTCACTAAAAGAACTGAAGCCAATGGGTATACTAACAAAGATGGAATGCCTATAGGTTATGAGTTTACTCCCAATGTGATACCTAATCTTTTCCTCATGGCTAAGACTTTGCCAAGCGGTGATGTTCTTCACGCAGTTCATGAGGACATAGGTAAGGCTAACAGAGACCTAGACAAGAAGCTTGTCACTAGGATTGCTAACGAGTTGGAGATAACGTCATGAAGATCAATTGGTTAGAAGTCTTAAAGACAATTGTTGATGCGGTATCACTTGTACTTCTTTTAGGTGGCATCGTGGGTTTATGGATACTTGTAGTTTTATGGTATGCACCATGAGAATTTTATTCATAGGCTCATCAATTTTTATGGGTGTACTCTGCTTACTGAGTACATCCGCTGTTGCGGATAATGACAAAGAATTATTATCCGCATATTCATCCCTTATGTCAGTAGCGACATTTGGAATTATCGTTGGTTATATTTTAGATAGAAAGGATTAGATATGACTAGATTAAAAGATGAGGTCATCGAAGATACATCTAAGTTAGGTGAGATCATTGACCTGTGTAAACATGAAGTGGAAAACACAGAATTAAACGATACTATTCTTTGTAATAATGGTGATGATTTTATTCATTACGGCAGAAAGGAATTAGCAAAGGCAGTATTAAAAATTCTTGGATTATTAGAAGAATAATCTAACATGAATACCAATAACCTTTACCTGTGGGTTATTGTGTACTTGGGGCGGTTTTATATTCCTTTCACCGCCCCATTCTTTAACAGGTCTTTCCTCCCAACTCAGCCCCTAGACAGAAATGTCTGGGGGTTTTTTTTTGCTTAATCGAAACAGGATTTAAATCAGCATTTAAATCTCATCTCATAAAAAGTACCATGATACTTTTTGAAACATGGACTCCCAGGAAGTGAAAGCCAGCGGTTTATTTTTTGCTGATGTAAAAAAAGGGTCTCCGAAGAGACCCAAGTTTGTCATAGTGAAGTGATTTCGCATAGGTAGTGCTATTCACATTCGATAATATACGGACGATTTTGGTTTGTTGTCAATGCTATATTTTGTGGTTTGTGGTTTTTCCGCCACAGGATATGCCACTTATCATCATGTCCACCATGTCCAACTAAAAGTCTGGAGCATCAGAAAACAACTCGTCTATGCCCTTGTAAGGCTCAAAAGGTTTGTATGTAGATGTTAATCCATCGTAGCTTAGTATGGTTTGTCCTTGCTTACCCACCCATGAGTAGCGACACTTCCAACAATGCACCTCTGTGATATTACTGTTTGCAGGGTCTGGTCTGTGTATAGTTAGACCACAATCTGTCTTAGAGAAGAAGTGAGCAGAGCCAGAGATATCGTAAGCCATAGGTGGTGGCACTTTACCAGAACTATCTCGCATCATCTTGGTCGGATGAGCAACGAGCCAAACGTGGATATCATAAGTCTGGGCAAACACTCGTATCTTACTAAGCAGGCTAGACACAAATGCTGTCTCCTGTTCATCTGTTGGTCGCATAATATAGTTGTATGGGTCTATGACGACAGCGTTTGTACCATAACGTAATACACTAATCCTGATCCTTTCTAGCAGGGAATCAATTGAACTCAAGCTACCATCTCGCTGATGCACAAAGTAGAAGTGCTTCTTTATAAAGTCCTTACCATCATCCAATTCCTCTTTTGTAAGTCTTGGGTTCAGTCCATCAAAGAAAGGTTTCTTTTTATACTTGGATATAATCTTAGCTAGATGTATCTCTGGTTGATTCTCAAAACTTGCAACAGCAAACTTCCATCCCTTATTGACGGCAAGGTTTACCATGAGCTGATCTATGAACTCTGATTTGCCACTTGACGGATGACCTGTAACTATAGTGAGTTGCGACTTAACAACTGTGTATAACTCATCCACATTATCAAACCCTGTGCTTTCCCCCTTCCCAAAGCCGTCTGAATATAAACTATCTAAGTTTTTGTAAAACTGAGATGCATCATACAATCCTGATACTGGATAGGCGGAGGCAAGATCGATCAATTCAAAAAGTGCTATGGTACTTTTTTTAAGAATAACATCGTTAGCATCCTTGCAATCCTTCGGATAGTTTATCTTAAAACATTTATGCTTACCTATTCTTCTAGCCATTTCCTCTGCCATAGCCTGTCCTGCTGTATCCGAATCAGTTGCTATGATTACTTTCTCCACCTCTTCTAGCATCTCTTCTGCGTTGGTCAGGAAACGGAACTTACTATCGTCTTTCTTTGCAAACTCCTCATCAACTACTTTCATCACCGCTCCATTCGGTACGCTGACAACGGAAGCAACATCCTCTGCACCACATTCAATAAATGACAGAGCATCCAACTCGCCCTCACATATTATTAGTGGCTTGGTAGTGTCCACCCTATCCAAGTTAAAAAAGCTTTGTGGTGAGCCAGAACAAGCAAACCCTTTTTCAGTTATCGATCTAATTTTAGATGCGTATACCTGACCTCTGTTTGTGTAGGGAAACATCACACATTCGGTCTCGCTTCCAACTCCTTGAATGTAATGTGTGCAAGTGGTAATGCCCAACTTATCGGCAGTTGATTCGCTGATACCTCTTTTGTTAAGCCACTGTAACCCATTGATACTCAATGGTTTTTTCTCTATCTTTGGTATTGAAGTCATTTTAGTTTCCCTATGTTTATTATAAAATTCTTGACCACTAAGGTTACAATGGTGGCAATAGTAAACTGCCCCATCCATATCCACCTTAACGGATAATGTTTTAAGATTTTTCTTTTTTCGCTGTTGGCACTCTGTCGATGGGCATTGTAGTTTATGTTGCCCTTTACCTAAACTGAGTACCATGTTGCTCATGTTTGAGTTTAGCATGATATCTCCACTATGAAGTTTGTATTATTTTTTTATTTAGTTAGTTTGTCAAGTAGTCTGGCGTATCCTCCTTTCTATACTCAGACACTCTAATTATTGTACGAGGTCTTTCTTTATCTAGACCCCAATAAATATGCTTCTCTTTTACTTGCCTGTCGTTGTAGTACACATAATTTTGCATACAATCTAAGATTAGTGATTCGTCCAAGTCTGGTCTTCTGGATGCGTAGTAGATCATCATCTCCACCTTGACATAGTCCTCTGTGAGAGGGTCAATCTTTGGAATTTGTCTCTGAAATTCTTTCACATAATCCAATGCTTTCTTAGACTTTATTGGAACCATTCGACCTTTAATCAACACTAATTTTCGCTGATTCGCTTTGCTTGCAGGTTCGCCCTCGATTGTAAAAATTATATTAAACAAAACTTTTATTCTATTTTGAGTTGACATATATTGTATTAATTATTATATAATTAAAAAATAATCAATAATAATATTATAGTAATATAATAATAATAAAGCATAGGTATAAAATGATTACTAATAAATATGGTCTTCCAGACTCTTTTTTAAATTACGCAACATCAGATAAATATAGTAGAGGTGATGCTGATATATCAGTTACTCAGCTTATTGATTCACCCAGAGTTCTTTTGTTACGAGAGCAACATAAGGAAGAGATATCCACAGATGTTATGGACATGACTTTTGCTTTGTTTGGTACGGCAGTTCACTCTGTTTTGGAGAGTGGCGAGTCTGAGAACGTAACCAAAGAGCAAAGATTGTATGACACGGTGAGAGGTTGGAAAATATCTGGTGCAATAGATCAATACGAATCAAAAGATGATCAATTAATAATTACGGATTACAAGGTTACTTCTGTTTGGTCAGTAATGTTTGATAAGCAAGAGTGGGTTAATCAGTTAAATGTGTATGCTTACCTGCTTGAGAAGAACAAGAAGAGACCTGTAACAAACATAAAGATATGTGCAATACTTAGAGATTGGAACAGGACACAAGCTAAATTAAAACCAGACTATCCACAGCATCCTGTTGCCTACATAGACATACCTTTGTGGTCTATGAAAGAGCGAATCAAGTATGTAAACGAGAGAGTTACTGTGCATCAAGATGCTCGACAGTTGTTTGATCTAGAAGATCAGTTTGTCTTATGCACAGACAAAGAGAGATGGGCAAAGGAAGATAAGTGGGCAGTAATTAAAAAGGGTAACAAGAAAGCATTTAGAGTTTTCGACAATAAACAAGATGCAGAAGATTTAGTTTACGATCTGTCAGATAAGATAGACGCAGACGTACATAAAAGAAATCACGACATTGAGTTTCGTAAGGGTGAGTACACACGATGTAAATCAAATTATTGTGCTGTCGCTGATTTCTGTTCCCAATACAACGATAACTAAAAAGTACCATAGTACAAAGGAGAACCTATGAACCCCGTGACGTATTTCGTATTGTTTCTAATAACTTTACCAGACATTCAAAAAGATGATCATGCTGTACACAGGATGGTCTTCAGCTACAAACAGGATTGCATTGAGTTTGCTCAAGCACTTAGCCAACTGAGAGACCCAATTATTGGCAAGCCTAACTGTGTTGAAGTAGAAAACTTTGACATACAAGTAAGAATACCACTTAGAAAACCAGAGGGGATGCTATGAGCGATAAGAAGAAGTCAGTTTACATAGATTGGGATGCATTAAAACTAAAGCCAATCACACCAGAGCAGAAGAAAAGTCAGAAACTTTCTGCGATAGGAAAGCGTAAGGCAAAGATCATGAAAGAAATACATGAAGACATGAGCAAAAGTTTTATAAAGCCAGACCTTTTTAACAATAAGGGCAGAAAGCGATGACCGAATATTTTAATCATTACGAACACCTCAAAGAAAAGTGGTGGGCATGGCATTTAAAAAATCCAGAGGTATGTGAGTTGTTTGACAAGTTTACTTTCCATGCAATCAAGAGAGGTCACAAGAAGATGTCAGCGTGGATGATTATAAATAGAGTGAGATGGGAGACTAGCGTAGTGACTTACGGCAACCCATTTAAGATTAGTAACGATTTTATTTCTATGTATGCAAGGTACTTCATGCATAGATACCCCCAACATAAGGGGTTTTTCAAAACCAAAACTATATATGGAGAGAATCATGAGTGAGAAAAAAACATTCCCTTATAGCGATAAGATAATGTGGAATATAAGTCAGAAAGATGTGAAGCATCTTCAGAAATTGGTAGGTGAATTAATGATTTCTCAGTTCACAACACAGAGCCAATACAAAGCAGTAATAGACTCGATATTTGAATCATACATGAAAGGAAAAGAAAATGGTTGAGCCACTTAAAGAAAAAATATTTGAAGCTATAGAGAAAGCAAGAGGGCAAGGCTTCTCAGAATTAAAAAAGTCTGGGAGAAATCCTCATATCGGTAGTAAATACTCTACCCTTATGGATGTTTTTGAAGCTTGTAAAAAGCCATTAGAAGAGAATGGTGTTCATATATCTTTTACTACGGAAGTACTGAATATGAATGACAGAATAGAAAACCTATTGGTTTGTACCTTGTACCACCTGCCCTCTGGGGAGAAACTAGAAAGCAAGGTTAGTTGTCTTGACGATACGAAAAAGGGTAGCCAAGCAATCGGTAGTGGCATCACCTACATGAGGAGATATCTACTTCAATCCATGTTGAACCTAGAATGCGATCCAGAAACAGATGACGATGGTAATTCTACCACGGTAGAACCAAAAAGTACTATGGTACAAAATGGAACTAATCCGCCGCCAGGCAGCAAACAGGAAGAGATTAAAACTGTGGTGAAAGAATTGTCTGGTAAGAATAACCAAGTAAAGAAGAATGAGGGTGAGACCCATCCGCAAGCGGTGTTTAGAATACTAAAACACTTCATGCAAGATCAAGGGTCTGTGAACCATCTAAAGGAGTTTATTTCGGTAAACCAAGAAGCCATAAACACATTCAAAGACGATGCAGATTTGATGGCTAAATTTAAACAAGAAACCAAAACCAAATTAGATAACTTACAAGGAGCAAGCTAATGAATAAAATCTATTTCAATGGTATCTTAAACTCAAACAGGTTTAAGCAGAAAGACGGTCAACCAGATATGATTGGTGACTTGGAACTTCCCTTAGATTTGTGTGAGAATATCCACAAGCAGTATCTTTTATACAAAGATAACATACACAGCAATGATGACCCAAAGCCTAAGATCAGCATTGCAGGGTGGGTTAATCTCAGCAAGCCAAGGGATGATGGCTCTAAACAGCAGAAGTACATCACGGTTAGGGCGAGTGTTCACAAAGATAGGAAAGATGGCGAACAGCCTATCCCAAGTAAACCTGCACAACAAACAACAACTCTGGATGACTTGTTGTCTTGAAGATAAGGGATAAAAAATATTTATCCTTAGTTAGAAAAGAGCCTTGCTTGATCTGTGGAAGAGAGAGTGAGGCTCATCACATTATGTATGCAGAACCTAGAGGTGTTGCATTGAAAGTGGGCGACAATTGGGTAGTGCCTATCTGCCATACCCACCATATGGAAATACATCATGACGGCAACGAGAAACGATGGTGGATATTCCAAGGAGTTGACCCAATCGAATGGGCAGAAGAAAATTGGAGAAAGTACAATGAAACTAGACAGAGGAACAACTGATTATCTTAGAGCGATGTCGTTTGATGTCGTTGTCGAAGTTGTATATCGAAGAACAAGACGAATCAGAGCAAGGAACAAACTTGAAGCCAAAGAGATGGCAAGAGATAGAGAGTTAAATGTTGCAAGCAAACGATACGATAAGATGAATAAGATAGCGTATGAAGTTAAGAATGTTAGTGCAATAAAAGCCACACCATCTGGGGAGAAAGCAAATGACTAATGTAAAAGATGTAGCGTATCAGTTTGAAGCTGTACAGGTGTCAATGAACAAAGATAAGAATGGTTTTAACTTACGCTTGTGCATACACCCTGATGATGTTCCAGACGGATTGCTCAGAGATTGGGTGGGTTCTAGATATGGTGTAGCTATGGTTAGGATAAACGAGCATGAAGAGGTAGACATAAAACCAACCGAACTAGAGGGTCAACGTCTTGTTAAGAGTGCTATCATGTCTTGCAAAGAGCCAGAGTTTTGGGAAGTGTTGATGGATGAGATAGGTGAGTCTAATCACTTCCTCTCTGAGTCTAGTTACTATTTGTTCACAGATAATATAGATAATGAAAAAAACTGCATTCAAGCTTTGAAAGGTTTTCTTAACATAGAATCAAGAAAAGAGTTAGCAACGAATGAAGTGGCACAGGCAAAGTTTAAAAACTTACGAAAGAAAGCTTGGGAGCTAAAGAATGATCAACATAAAGATAGGTGATTGTCTAGAGGTTCTAAAGACATTACCAAAGAATCACTTTGATACTGTTGTTACTTCACCGCCCTACTACGGACTCCGTGATTACAATACAGGAACGTGGGTGGGTGGTGACCCAAACTGTCCTCACAAAAGACTAACTAAGATATCCAAAGATACAGCTACAGGTCATGCAAATATGTATGACCACGGAGATGTAGTCGGAGATGCCATTTACAGGCAAAAGTGTCCAATATGCGGTGCAGAGCGTAAAGATTCGCAAATTGGCTTAGAATTGACCCCTCAGGATTACGTCAGACGGCTTGTAGAGGTGTTCCGTGGGGTAAGAGATACCCTAAAAGAAGACGGCACTGTATGGCTAAATTTGGGCGACACATATCACAACTATCGTGCAGATGGGATGAATGTTAAGCAAACACTCCATAAAGACAAACATGATCAACCAGAAGTGAGTCCTAACAGGGCAAACAAGATACAAGGACTAAAAGAGAAAGATTTGATGGGCATACCTTGGCGAGTGGCATTCGCTCTACAGGAAGACGGATGGTATCTACGGCAGGATATCATATGGCATAAGCCAAACCCTATGCCCGAATCAGTAAAAGATAGATGCACTAAAGCACATGAGTATATCTTTCTATTGAGCAAGAACTCACATTACTACTTTGACCATGAAGCTATACAAGAAGAGGCTAGTCAAAACCGATGGGGTGGCAAGACACCTATCAACGTAGATAACTCTAAAGACAAAGAGAATGTATTTAATGGTCTAACAAGAGAGCGTGACATGATGCCAGAGACTAAAAACAAAAGGTCTGTCTGGACAGTAAACACTAAACCCTACAAGGAAGCACACTTTGCTGTTTTCCCTACTGATCTAATAGAACCCTGTATCAAAGCAGGATGTCCAAAAGACGGACACGTTCTTGACCCCTTTGGCGGATCGGGAACCACAGGGTTAGTGGCAGACAGATTAAATAGGAACGCTACTATTATAGAACTTAATAAAGACTATGTTGAGATAGCTGAAGACAGACTTATGGGAGAGACACCTCTGTTTACAAAGGTAAAAGTACTATAGTGCTTTTTGATATATCAATCATATCAAGCATATCAATACCCTGTTAAGCCATACTCTGTAAAGAAATCGAGTTCGATATTCTTCATTAGAGAATTACCTCTGCCTATCAAAGCCTGTATCTGCTTATCTAATCTCTTTATCCTAGCTTCGTATACATCTTTGTTCTTGGCTGTCTTTTCTGCTCTGATCAGTTTGTTTCTGAGTGATGTAAGCTTCTGTCTCTTGGTGTTTATGGCTCTGATTATTCCATATATCCTTAACTCTTTAGGAAACTTATTTCTAACTCTTCTAATCTCGTCCATATCTCTACTAGCTATGGCTTCTTTTAGTTCTTTCTTCGCACCGAATATGACGTTTCTTTTCTGTATAAACTTACCTGTATCTTCTCTTTCTGATACGGACGTAATAGCTTTTCTAAGTATTGGTGTTTTCCTAATCTGTTCCCTAACCGCTTCTCCCGTGAGACCATCTTCAAATGCTTCAAAGACATTCCCTGTAGACAAGTCATATCCAAATGTGGCTGTCCTTTGGACAAACATACCTGCACCACCTGTAAAATAGTTGAACAGGAAGTCCAACGTATCTGGACTGACATCTATCATTCCGCTCTTTACTTCGTTCCCACCTAATGCTCTGTTTAAAAACTGAGCGATGCTTATAGACATAGGACTTGCACTATTCCAGTATGTCTGACTATCTGGCGTACCCACCGCAAACTGCGATACTTGTTTTGTTATGGGTGTTTTATCGTAATTTATGTTTTGCCAAAGACTAACTAATGGGTCACCAATCGTAGGAGCTGCCATGTTAGCAATGCTTTCGGAACCACCTAAAGGATTAAGAGCTTCCAATGTTGTTGACATTATAGAACTTGTAGCCTGTGCAGGAGTGTATGCCCCTCTCATTCTTCTGCTGAGAGACCGACCCACATTAAACGCTAAGTTTATTCCGTAGGGCAGTGGGATAGAGAAAGAGTTCTTCTGGAGTACATTATCTTCTTCATCTCTTACAGCATCCATAGCCTTACCTGCTAAATTAGGTATGAGAAAATTATGCTCTAATGTAAAGTCTGTTGTTTTATCGTAAATAAGAATGCCATCTTCATCTTCATCAGAAAAGAATGCATTGATTTGATCAGACAATATACCTGCTACAACTATGCCCACCCACAAACGTCTTACATTCTTTGATCGTGTGGCGGCTTCTGCTAGGGCGAATGTTCCCTGTAATGATGCGTTGAAGAACAGATACAAAGAGTTTAGGAATGTTTTATACTCACCACCTCTAGCAAAGTTTACTGTAATCTCTCTGGCGGCTAGGGCTGCCTGTTGCTCTGTGTATCGACCTGTATTTAACAAAGCTTCAAATGTGGATACACGAACTGCGTTCTCCATAGCAGTGTTGGTATTCTCTATCCAGTTTATTAACGATGTAACTTTTTTACCTACAAAGTTGTCTTTCATTTTGGCTAACCCACCCCTAGCTCCGCCTTCAGATATGGCATTCAAGGTGTTTTGTATATCAGCAACCTGATCACCAAGTGTCGTCATCTGGTTGGTTACGTTCTTACCTCCTGCTTTTACAAAAGCATCGTACATCTGTGCCTCTGGTGAGGACATATCGTTCTTCTGCACAGCACTATATATACCCCTAGCCATAGCAAATGATCTTTTGACAACTATTCTTTTTAGTCTCTCACCCTCGTACTGATCGATGTTGACCGCCGCTGTTTGTATGTCACGGACAAAGTTCGGAATAATAAATTCTGGGTTAAACGTGGTGTTAATACTAGACAAGTATCTGTTAAACTTGTTAGCCATCATCAAGTAAGAGTTGCTTGCTGCATCTCCTGCACCAGTATCACCTCTGAACGCCCCTGCAACCACAGCACTATTAAACCGTATGACAACTTCGTTGCCGTTTTCTTTCACAATCAATATGTGCTTGTCTTTAGCAACATCATCCCTTGTGGCAGGTCTCTTGCTTAGAACCCCTGTTCGTGCATCCACAAACATTCTTTCTGGAACTGTGTCCTGTATGGTTGCAAACTCTTGGAGCATCACAGGGTCTTCTCTGATCATGTCCAACACCACACGACCTACGTTATTCTGAGCCGCTCTCATGATGGAATTAGCGTTCTGTGTTAATGTGTTTACAATTAGATTTGGAGCATAATCTATTCTACCTTTGACTACAGGGTCTTCTCTACCTTTACTACCAAACAGTGGGGCTTTACGCTGACCTGCATTGTTAAAGTCAACGGTCTCATCTTCTGGATCGAAAGCACCTCTCAAAGGTATATAGTTCGTCCAGTTTGACCCTCGTAAGAACATAGCCTGTAAACCAGAGTTTCTTCTCACTTCGTTGGTATCGTCTATTACTCTTTGTATCTTTGTGCGTATGTCGTTTAAGTTTTCTAGTTCTCTCTCCTGGTTTCTAAACCAGTTCAATATGGCATCTGCTTCTCTGTCAGACATACCAGAACCTCTGTCCTTAAATTGATTGATGTTGTTTACATCAATCTCTCTGACATAGTTGTTTCTCTCTTTAGCGTGTAGAGCATAGAGATATGTTTCTGCCATGACCAACTTCTTGCTTGGTGTGCCAAACAACATCCTTCTCCAGAACGATGGCATGAAATCTTTCATGACCACCTCTATGTAGCCCTCACCTCCTTGGTCAGGGTCAGTGGCAGCATTCGATACGCTCTTGAGTTGCTCAAACTCTGCATCTGTAAAGTTAAGCTTTGCTACAGCTTCGACCACATCCTTGTGGATTGTCTCTCTCTTGTCTCGTATTTCTTCATTTGCTTTACCCTGTGATAGTCTAGCTTGCATGATAGGATTGAGAGCATCTGTTAGTTTAAAGCCTTTTTCCTGTAACTCATCCACCATTCTAGACACAGGTATCATTCTGTCTTGGAACTTTCTAATAAACAGATCAGATAATGCTTTGGCTTTTTCATCACTGTATCCTAGCTGAAAGCTTTGACCTATCTTGATGCCACCTAGTATTTTAGCTACAAAGTCTGATGATGCACTGTAGTTCCATTTGTGTTGGAAGTCCTGCACGTTAGCTCTCAGTGTGCTTTCAAAGTTTGCTCTGTCTCTTTCTCTTTCTTCTGGGATGTATCCCAAGCTGTAGTACTTCTGTCGATCTTGATCTAGCTCTTTCTTGATGTCTTCTGCTTGTTTTCTTGTGATGTCGTTCTTTTCTTTAACGCTTTTGAAAGCTGCGAGTTGTTGCCTAGCCGCAATAGAGCCTTCGCTAGGTTCGGCAACTCTTCTTTCGGAATCTGCTCCACGAATGATCCTGCCTCGCTCTGCATTGGGGAGTGTTTTCGCAATCGTGTCATCGTCTATACCTTCCTTTCTTAGTGCTTCTATAGCACTGTCTACAAAATCATTTTGTTGTCCGTTCCCTTTTCTTGCTCCTAGCTTATCTAAGAGTTCCTTTTCGTGGAACCACATAACAGCTTGGAAATCAGCATTAGTCAATGCTCCTTTTGGCACTACGCCACGTTGCTCTAATTTTCTTATAGCCATCTGTGTGGTTTCTCTCATCAACTCACGATCAGTGGCACTTCTTGGGGTGTCTTGACCTACATCAACAAAGTTTCGCTTTATGCTGTCGGCTAACAAAACAGACCTTGGCTTAACAAGAAGATTGTTTTGCTCTCTATTTCTTCTTCTTATGACAGCCCTTTCCTCTGCTGTCATACCATCCACCACTCCCTGATTAGATACAGAATTATAATAACGATTTCGTATTACTGAGTATTCTTTTGCCAGATCAATTATTCTTTGATCCATTCTTTGCGTTGTTCTTGCCACCATGTCTCTACGCAGAGGAACATTACCTATGTTGTCTCTAGCTTCTTTTAGAAGTCTCTTCTCTATATCTGTAAGATTTGCTCTGTTTACTGTAATTTCTTCAAGAAATTGGTTGTAATTTTTTAACTGAGTTTTGTCTTGAGGTGTTTTAAATGGGTTTCCTGTAATTCTATTAAAGAACCTCATCCACCACATATCCATAGTTAGGGTATCGTAGTTACCTCTGAGGTTCTGATAGAACCCACCACCTATCTTCGATCCTATGATGGTAGACATCTTGACCACAGTATCTTTCTTTTCCTGTGATCCTAAAGATTCAAGACTTACGCCACTCTTCTCTGCAATACCACTCAACACAGGGTCATTTATCAGGTCTCTTATTTTTATATCTCTGTCTAAGAAATGCTCAATGTCCACGCCTATGGCTTCTGGTGGGTAGTTGTCTAGTCTCTTTGGTCTCTTATAGTCACCAGACTTCATCATATCTGTAAGAGCGTTATACAATGCAAAGTGAGCTTCCATAGCTCCTTTTGATTTTCCATACCCTATTTCATCAAACTTGCCGTTTTCAACCCAATAATCATATTGCTTCAACGCATATTCAAAGTTCTGCATTACTGCTACACCATTGGATGTAACTGCCAAAGCATAATCAAACACTGCATCGTGTTCAGGATTATTGAGTATCTCTGGGCGTATAAGACCGATTAGACTTTTAGCCGCTCTAAACTTAGCGTCATACCAACCAAGAGCATTGCCATCTCTGGCTAATGCAACCTCTGCTTCGGCTGCCATTATCGTAGCGATGCTTTCTTTATCTGCATCCGTTACGTCATCTAGATTTATTCTAAAGTCACCTGCTCTGTCCTGTCTGTGTGATAGATAGTCTCTCATGACCACAGCCACATCTCTTCTTCCTGTGGACGGTATTAGATTTCTAAAGTTAAGTGTCGGATCGCCCTTTGGGTCATCCTCTAGTTCTGGCAGTGAGGATATGAGATACTGGTTCTCTGTAAGAGTTGATATAACTCTCTCCATAAGAGTCTTATCTATCCCAGTAACCTTGTCTCCTTCAGGTGTGTATCCAAGAGAAAATAACTCCTGACCTAACTCTAACTGTTCTTTTAGTTTTTTTGTTAGTCTTATGGCATAGCTTTTATGTAACGCTCTATAGTCACGCCTGGCTTCCTGTTTAACCGTGTCGTGTGAGTTGAATGCAGAGGGTTTATCATTTATATTATCATAATACATTAAGCCAAGGTCTGTTCCTTCTCTGGGTTTTCCGTTTTCGTCATGACTTATAAAAGTATCATAGTACTTTTTGTATGATCTTGATGTTGTAAGAAGAACTTCTCCTTGTGGATTTGTTTCCCCTCTATATGCAGGAAATGATACGGCTTGCGACATTATTGCTTTGTATTCTTTTTCTAATTGTTCTTGGGTTACAGGGATCGCTTCACCTGTTGGCAACCTCTTTTGAAATATTTCAGCTAATGGTCTTGATAACATAGCCGTAACATCTATGTTAGCTGCTTTTAGTTTAGCTAGTCTGCCTGCATCGGGTGGAGGCTTACTATTTCTTATAGTTCGTGCCATGTACTGTAGTTTTATTTTTCCAAATTGATCACGCTGAATTGCGTTTAGCACTAAAGCCTGAGTAGCCCCATTGGTTTGCCTTAACTTGACTATTGCATCAACCATCTCTTGACGTTGTTCTGGAGTATAATTAGAAAAACTGTCTTCTCTTTCTATGCTAACATCTGATTTCATTCCATCGTAAACATTTAATATGCTTTCTCTCTCTTGTTGAGTTAGCTCTGCCATACCCCTATTAATTAATTTTCTAAGTTGATCTTGGTATCTTCCTATAAAAGCTTCTTTGTCCAGAGGCTTTAATACATCTCTTACGAATCCTGGTAATTGATCATCATAAAAACTATTATTGCCTTCTGGCTGACCCAACTGATTAACAAGCACATCACCACCTGAAAATACTAAATAGTCATATCCCTCATCTGATGCTCTTTTTAGAAGACGCTTGATCATCAACTTAGACCAGTGCTGTGTCTGTGTTATAAAAGGAGCATTAGGATATTTACCAAATCCCTTAAATCTATCTAGTTTAGATGTTGAAAGATTTCTAAAACTAACATTAACAGGTTCCATTGCATCATCTAACTCAGGAAATATCGAATCGTAAGAGGAGATTTGTGTTAACCTGTCTAATTCAGAGCCTGCCTTATTAATCATCTCTATATTTTTTGTGCCTTCTTTGAGAGGAAAGCCAAGTTTATATACTTGCTTTATATTCTCCTCTATGTTTTTTTCAAATTCATCTAATTGTTGTTGCCGTTTTTTAACTATCTTCTCTAAATATTGATCACTTGCTTTGGTTACATTTATTCCCTCTGCCAACTGGTCTAACCTTTGTTGAAACAATGCCCTAAGACCTTTAATAATATCTCTTATCTGTCTTACACTGTAATCTACATCCTGTCTTAATACTGGCTCTGTAAATCCCAGCTTCCTTCCTCTCTGACCCCAGTCACTTTGAAAATCTTGAATAGTTAACGCTTTTCTTCCATCAGGCATGATCCTGTCTTTAGCCAAAGCAAACACTAATTGTCTCTCACCTTTAAAATGTACAGGATTATATTTTAATTTTGGGAACGCTTCAGCAGGCAGTTCAATCTCAAAAACTCTGTAATTTGTTCCACCCTTTGCAGTCGATGCTTCGTTATCAGCAGGAAGTAATGTTTGATTGAATCTTTTAATTTCACTGTTTTGTGCATCAATTTCTTCTTGTTTCTTTCTTATTTTAAAATTTTCTGTGAGTATTATATTATTTTGTTTTTCTCTTAATTCTTGATACGCCTTTACATCCTCGTCAGTTCCAAAGTCACCTCTTTTAACTGAATTAACTCTTATATCCTCTGTTAGTTCCACAATAATTGGAGTCTGACGCTCATATGATTCTCCTTCTCTTTTAATTATGCCGTGTCTCTCTAGTGTTGTTTGATCATATTTTTGTTTACTTCTGTCCTCTAATATTTCTTCTTCTGTGTTTCCCTCAAATCGTAATACATAAAACTTGTTTCCTACTACTCCTTCTACTTTGTCTTCATATGCATCAAACGCATCACCAGTTAAATTACCATAAAAGTCTTCGTATCCTGCTACTGAGTTTTCTAAGTCTTCAATCTCATACCTAACACCTTCAGGGATAAATCCACCGCTCTCCTCTCTTTCTTCTAGCTCTTCTTTATTGTCTCTTAATTTTATTTTCTCCCGTTCTACAAAATCTCTTGCACCTGCTTCATCTCTTACTTCTATTATTTGGTATTTAAGTCCTGCTTGTTTTGAAAGTTTGTCTATTTCTTGCTCTGATTCTATAAATCCTATATCGGCATCACCTAATAACATCAAAGTTTCATTATTCAATTTTCTGTTATTAACAAGGTCAGCAATAGATATGACATCCCCTTCATATACTCTGACTGATCCCTGCTCTATTTTACTTGATAACTCGTCAGGATATCTTAGATTTTTCTTAGATATTCTATAGTTTTTTTGCCCAAATGCCATGCGATCTGCTATCACATCTTCTGTAGCATTATTTCTTTCCATGTTCGTTCTAGGTAAATCGATTAAATCTTTCTTCTGTTCTGATTTACCAAAAGCAAGCAATTCTGTTTCTTCAACATATATTCTGTTAGAACTCATAAGAGCTAATAGTTCGTCTTTAGTAACCTTATCTGTATTCTCTAAATAATCCTGAACTCCTGTCCACAACAACTCATCTTTCTTAACTTTACCCTCCAGATATTTAAGGAACTGCTCTCCTGTTCCTTTTTTCTGTGGCATTTTCTCTATGACTTCCAAGGCTTTGGAGTAAAAACCTAGCTTATCTATGTCTCTTTCTTGAGTTATGGTGGCATAGTTGTTGTCATTTATACTATAGACTACACCTCTAGAACCTTTGTCTGGATTGGTAGGGTCATACCCAATTCTGTTTATAAGTATTTTAGGCTTTGCATAAGCCTCTAACTCTGACTTGTAAGCCTTTCCTTTTCTAGACATAAGGTCTACAGCTACATTTTTGTATCCTAGCTTTTTTAAGGCTTGTATTCTTTTCCTTCCTTCTCCTGAAGTAACAAGTAAGGACTTTCCGTCCTCTGACAATTCAACGGATATTTGAGGAGGATTTATCTTTACATCGTATTTCTCTATACCCTCTGCTATAGAGTCGATTGTCTCACTTCCTATGTCTATTGGGGCAAGCAACTTAGCGGCTTGATCTGTAGGAACTAATATTGTCTTTACATATTCATCTTCGTAGATAGGTCTGTAGCCTACAGGATTATGACCTACCTTACTGATATCACGACCCAAAGGACCTACTCTGGTTTTATAGTTAGCTAGAAATTCTGTATCTGGCTTGTTGGCATTTACACCTTCTACCCTTGAATAAACATCAAGCTCATCAATTTTTATTTTTTCTTTTCGGGCATTGTTATATACGTCTTCTCCAAGTGAGAACCTAACCTGATCATCAGAGCTAAGTTCTTGTGGTTTTCTCATGCCTATCTTACCAGACTTAACGTCCTCTATAATCTGGCTAATATCATCAAACTCATTGTCAATGTTGGCTTTGTATATAGCTTTGAAGAAATCTATTATTCTCTGTAGTAATGTCTTTTGTACGCCACCTAGCTTTAGCTTGCCATCCATAGCATCTTGGAATAGATCAGCCACTGCCTCTTCCTGCACCATGTCGTTGAAAGCTTTCTCGTCCATGTCAGGAAATCTATCTCTTCTGTATATTCTTTTTACTCTGTCGAGATATGTATACTGTCTTTCTACAACCTTGCCCTCACGCCATAGGACTTTCTTTCTTGTGTTGGCTGCCTTTACAAGAGTTTGGAACTCCTGTTCTGTAAACAATCCTAACGCTCTGAGAGAGTGTAGCACTTCGTGATTTAGCGTACCTTTAATCCTGTCTAGGATCATGTCTTGCTTTGTAGGATCAGCAATCGTATCACGATCAAACAACTGCATGGCTAGGGTTATAGCTCTCTTGTTGTGTCCTGCTCTCTGTTCCTGACCAAAGACAAAGCCATCTTTCTGTATGTAGTTCTTTGTTATAAGCTCTACCCTGTCTGGGTTTAGCTTTAGATCATCTTTTAGATAGCTTCTTAATCTATCGCCTACCTCATTTAGGTTCTGTTGATACTCATTAACAAAAGGATTTTTTGCACCCAGATTAGCTGTGGCATTCATCTGGTTTGATTGGTTCTGACCTTGATTTTGCGTGACACTAGCTGTTGGCTTCCTTCTAATGTCTTCTAGCTCTTTTGCATCTCTTTTTAGTTTTTGTATTTCTTCTTGAATACCTTTAATTTTATCTACTTGTTTTTCGTATGCTTCTTGATCTGCTAGAACTCTGACGTTTTTCTTTAACTCTCTTGCGGTCGCTTGCTCTGTTTCTAATTCTTGTTCTTTTCTTCTTAGTTGTTCTTCTTTTTGTCTTTGTCTTGCAAACAACATCTCTGGATCATTAGCTTGAGTTGACCCTCGCATTCCAAACTTCACATTGTCAGCACTAAAATCACTTGTCTGTAAGAACATATGTGCTTGCTTATCTGTTTCTATACCTCTTTCTGTTCTTGCAACTTCTTCCTGTAGGTCTCTTATCTCTTTTCTAAGACCATAGGGTACACCTCTTGTGTTATTGCTTGTAGCACTACCTAATATTGTATTTATGCCCTTGAACACATCTAGCGGTGTCTTGAAAGGCTTGACTGTCTTGTTTGCTATGTAGGGTTTTATAAGTTTGTTTATGGCAGGCACTACAGACTCTGTAACATTGTCCTTCATAGTTTCTAGCTTGTTAGCTAGCTCTATCTTGTCCTGTAACTGTTGTGCCAGAGTTGGCATGGTAAATCTTTTCTTACCTCTTTCTTTTCTGCCCTCTACCTGACCTGTCTCTAGTTGCTTTTCTGCTTCTATTATTCTGTCGTCTAGCTGTTTGGATTCTTTTGCTAGTCTTCCCTCTGTAAACTCTCTGGCTTTCTGGAACTCGACCTCACCAACAGGGATAGACATACCTGTCTCCATTCGGTAAGCACGATCCTGTGTAGCTCTTAAATGACCTCTACCAACAAGCTCGTTTCTTATAGCTTGTGTCAGTTCTCCTGACTTAAATCCTGTTGCCTTTTGTATGATTGCGTTAATTTTGTTTTCAGAAAAATCTCTGTCTTTATTTTTTCTGATGCTTTCTAATACTTTCTTATATTGATCATAGCTAAACTTATTAACTGTAGCAGTGTTAATATCTTTTACTGGTATGCCTTGTTTTGATGCTAGTCTCCTTGCTTCTCTAGGTCCTAGCGTTGCTCTTATCTCCTCTAGTGTAATAGGAAACTGCGTTTCATCCAGAGATACACCCTTCTTTGTTCTCTCATTTCTTATGACTGCTAATTGTTTTGCTGTTAGCTCGTCTGGTCTTACAGGTCTAGGCTCTCTCGTTTCTGATGCCAGTACATCTCCTGCTTTGGTAAGACCATCGGTGATCGGTGATCCTTCTTCCGCCATAAGTAATGCAGGGTTATTTGTAAATGATTGCTGTGAGTTTTTCTGCGTTTCTACATTTTGTCTATATTCTTCTTCTAGATCATTGTTTAGCTCTGTTTGCTTATCTGCTTTTTTCTTTCTTTCACTAAACTCACTAACACCAGTAACACCGCCTTTGAATACACCACCAACTAGACCCCCTGCTACGGCTGCCTCTATCACCTGGTCTAATACCTCTGGGTTATTAAAATCTATAGACATACCTGCTTGCTTTCTTTCTAATAGCAACTGCCCTACTTCTGTTACTGATTCTGCTACTGCACCTGTACCGATAGCACCACCTATCCGTCTTGGTGCTGTGCCTGTAGCTTTATCCACTAATCTAGTAAACAGACCACCGCTCTCAAAAGCCTGTGGATTTACTTTTAATCCTGCTTTTTTTATAGATGTTATGAAAATTGTTCCCCAAGATTCTAGTAATGCTTGGGGTAAGGCAGTAAAGAACGCAGCCCCTTCATCGACTTCTACTGGTTTACCTTGTCTTCTTAAACTTTCTTTTTGTGCTTCTCTATTTCCACCCATAAATAAAGGTAGACTTGCTGCTGCACCACCCAACGCACCGCTTACACCAACACCCAATACTGTTCCTGAAAAAGGTAATGTTGCTACACCTGCTGCAGCACCTGTTAGAGCTACGGCTGTAGATGGTATTGTTTGCAAGATTGTTTCACCTGCAAATCGAGCCGCATCACCAATGCTGTCTATCTCTTTAAATTTCTGTAATCCTGCACTTTCCTGACGTATCTTTCTGCCTAATTTATTTAGCATTTCTTGATATTCGTCAGCATCTTCGTCATCGCCCACCATCCTATTCACGCCTTGCAGGAAGCTTAAACCAAGATGTTTTGCCTGATCTACACCTACACCTAAAGCACCAAAACCAGATTTAGGAGCGTAGTTCTTCTGTATCTCCTCTTGAACGGCAGGCACTTCTCTTTCTTTCATAAGAAGATATTGCCTTATTCTTTCTTTTTCTTCTGGTGTGGGTGTATCACCTGCAATATTTACTGGATAGTATTCTCCAGTCACAGGGCTTCTAATTAACTTTAACGGCATTACGGACTCGCAATCACGTTTTTACCAAGTTCTCCTTGTGTCCTTGCTATCAACATACTGTAAATTTCTGATAGAGCATCTTTCTTTGCATTTAGCATTGCTGTTTTTTCTGGTGACAAGGGCATTTCGTTTTCATCTACACCAAGTTGTATTGACTGCTCTATTAAAGCCAACTGATCACCTATTGTTCCGATACCTTTTATCAAATCTCCTGCTCCTAGCATCTTAGCAAGCTCTATGGACTTGTCGTAGCTCATTCTAGCCTGCATTGCTTTCTGCATTAATGTATCTCCTGCTACACCTGCCTGTACACCTAGACCAGATAGGTTTCTGAGGTTCTCTCTGTATGCTTGATTAGCCTGTGCTAGTTGTTCTACACCTGCAACACCTGCTGATAGCTGACCTCTGTCTGCTATGTTTAATCCTGCGGTCATTAATGCTAGACCCATGTCCTGATCTCTACCTGCTCTTAGTGCTTCTCTATCTTCCTGCAACTGTTTCATAAGCTGTGGTATATAACTTGGAGCATATGTTGGGTCTGGATCAGGATCAACTACTGGATTATCATCCTCTTCTGGCTCCATAAACGGAGGACCTTGTTCAGGACCTATTTCATCCTCCTCATCATCATCGCCTGCAAATAAACCACCAAGCCCTAATATACCTGTCTTTCTCATTAGGTCTTTAGCATTAAAACTAGGTGGTTTTTTCGGACCTAGGTAAGGTCCGACCTCTGTGCTTTTAGGCACTAAACTCGTGCCTGTTGATGGACTTGGCTTTGGCTTTAAAAAAGAAGTTAATCCTCTTAAAAATGCTCCTGCACCTGCTTTGTTCATACCCCCTGCAACAAGACCGCCTGATGCCATCTCCATAGGCTCATCTTCAAACTCTGTGTCCATCATGGCTATATCATCATTATATTCTGATGGCAGAGTGTTGCTCTGCATCATTGCTTCTAATCCTGTATTACCTGCTATATCTGATTTAGGAGCCATAGCTGTAGCCATGTCTGATGCCATTTCCATAGGCATACCTGCCCCTGCTATTACCTGATCTTTAACTGTCTGTTGATTTTGTGCCTGCCTCATCGCTAAATCATCATTCATTCTTTTACGCCTGTTGAGTTCAGCTAAAGCCATAAAAGGAGGTATAACAGGGTTAGGGTTATTTAATGCTTCCATAACAGCATCTTGTGACATATCTTTTAAACGATCTTCTATCTGTAAAATATTAAGCATTACATTCTTCTTCCGTATCTAGATGCACCTAGTGCTGTAAGACCATACCCTAATGCTCTACCTAGTGGATCAAAAGGCTCATATTGTGTTGCGGTTGTAGATGGTTGCACTGGTATACCTCTAAGAACAGATGAAAACAATCCAAGCTTCTCCTGTGGATACGCTCTCTGTCTGTTAAAATCACTATAAGCTAAGTCTAATCCTGCTTGGTCTCTAGACATACCTGCCTTACCTATAGTTTCCAACAATCTGGCTGCCTCTACATCTCCTGCTCTTGCTCTCTCTGATAGACCTGCCAAGTTTCCTGCAGCACCTAAACCTATTCTCTCAGCGTCTACATCCGCCGCTCTATCGGCTTGGAATGCGCTTGTTGCTTGATCAAACGCTCTTTGTCTTCCTGTAGCATCTATATCGGCTAGTCTATCATATAGAGCTTCTTCTCCTAATGCTCTCTGTACACCTTCTCTAGAACCCCCAAATGCTCCTGCCTCAATGGCTCCTGCTCTACCGCCTGCTAGTTGCTGTCTATAATCATCTATAGCTGACTGCTTTTGTCTTGCTACAACCTGATCCATATAAGGCGACATATACTTGCTAACCTCATCACCTGTAAACTGACGAGCCTTAAAATCCATTCCTTGCCTTACACGATCCATAGCATCTGTCATGCCAGGCAAACCTTGGTCTGCAATACCTCTAATTCTATCTTCTGATGTTAATAAATCTTGACTAACATCCGCAATCCTTTGACCCTCAAAAGGCTGATAGGGTCTTTGTGACTCTGCCTCTGTTCTTTGCAAAAGTCTTTCAAAATATGGACGTACATACTCTGGCAGGTTAGTTTGCGTAACCGTTGACTTTGTCTCTGTAGGTGCTGATCCTTTACCCATTTATTTCCATCCTGTATGCTATGTAATCTGGCTTCCAACCATACTTTTTTAACCATCTACTCCACGCTTTTCTACCGTAGCCCTCTAGATGACTGCAATTGTTGTCATTTGCAAATTGTACTATGGTACTTTGAGCTTCTGGTAACCACTCTTTCATTCTAGTACCACCTATAAAATCCATCGCCAATGCTCTACGCTCTGGATACTCTATAATCCTAGTTGTAATCGCTGCTATAATCTTTGTTCCGTCCATAACAACCCATAATTCATACAAACCCTTAGACAAATAATCTTTTATGTCATTTATACCTAGCTTACCTTTTGCTGTATCCACAGCAGGCTTTAATACTTTGACTACATCATCCCACACAATATCTATAACTTGCTTTGGTACGGCACTAAACATCATGATATTGCCTTTTTCATAACACTCATCATATCTTTCTCATCAGGTTGTTCTGTTGTGCCATGCCTTGCTAATCTTACATCTTTCATTAGTCTATCTAGCTTCGCTGCTCCTGCTTCTGATGATCCGTTACCTATGTCTGACACTACGTCTGCTGCCACAACATACTCGTTGTTAGCAACCTGTAGCGGTCTTCCTGATCCTGATGGGTCTCCTGCACTCTCTACTATCTCTGCTTCTATAGAGTCACTCATACCATCACCTTCGCCACTAATCATACCTCTAATGCCACCATCTCTACCAAAACTAAGTTCTCCAGACGCTACCCTCTGTCGTAGATCGTTTAGTGCCTGCATACCGAACTTCTCAACAAACACTTGAATATCTTTCTCTGGGTTTTCTGTAGCACCTTGCAACGCTCTGGCTGCCCTTATTATTATTGTTTGTAGTTCTTTTGAGTCTTCCACATTAGGAGCCATGATCTCTGCCACACCGCCCTCTTGCATAAAACCCATTTTGTTTCTTACATCTTTAGGTAGGTTCGGTAAGCCTTTGTTACCCTCTGGTATTGGTTTTAACTCTCCACCCTCTTTCATTCCTACATCTGCCATAGTTAATGGCGAGTAGCCCTCTGGAGTAAATTCTCCAGTCATTAGCTTATTAGCTTCTCTTTGCATGGCAGGATTTAAAGAAATGCCCACAACATTACTTAAAGCGTCTTGTACTTTTTGATTGCCCAAAAGACCAACCAGTCCTCCCATATTCATATATCTTGGATCATCTTCACTCATCAAGCCAACACCAAAGTTAGGTGTTATACCGTAGTCAAACTCACCATCATAGCCTGGTCTGTAGTCTGATGGAGGTCTTCTATCTACGTTTCTTGGTATGCCTGCCTGCCTGTTCTCAAACTCTACAGGGTCTGGTTTCTTTGGCATAGGTGGTGGCACTGTACCTTGTGCCAGAATAGCCTGTCCTTGTGTTATAGGGTTTTGTGCTACCTGCATTAAAGAACTACCAAATGTTTTAGTTGGGTCTTGAGCTATTGCTTGACCAAACGTGGGAACTGCTTTTGCCCCTTCTGTAGCTGCTTGACCTCCCATACCTCCAAAGACTGCACCTAGTGCTTTACCCCCTATAAGACTAGTAGCTCCTGTCTTTAAACCCTCTTCTAAATCGCCTGTCTCTAAAAATCTACCGATACCAGAGCCTAAAGCTCCACCCCCTATAGCCCCTATAGCTGTACCCAACGCCCCTGTTGTTCCAAGCGTTGACCCTAGTAGACCTAAAATTAAAGGAAGTGCCATTCATAACCTTTCAAAAGTACTATAGTACTTTTATCATATAAATTCGTAAGCTAAAAGTTCAAAATAGAATAAATTAAAGAATAAAAAGAATTTTATGCCTTTTACCATTTGACTTTATCTGCCCAATATGCGGCTGACATCTTGCCTTTGGCAATGTTTTTACCATGTCTAGCCTTAAAACTTTTGCGTTTATTCTTCATTCTCTGAGATTCACCTGCTTTAGGCTTGCCTGCTGTGCCTTTTACAGTGCCAACTTTCTTACCCTGCTGACCAAAGCGTATGGTTTTTACTTTGTCACCCTCTTTTGCAACCACGATATGTGATTTCTTGGGGTGATTAGGGGTTCGTTTAGGTTTGTTATACCCACTAACCCCTGCTCTAGCTAACCTTGGGTCTTTTTTAGTCGTCATCTTCCTCAACCATTATTAAGGCTTTCTCAGTCGTTTCTTTATTACGTCTTGTCCAACCTTTACCAAATGTATCAAATGTTTTAAGAGATTCATAGAACTCTTGTCGTATCTTACCCAATTCCTCTATCATGTACTCTGTGTTCTGACCGTTTACTAAGGCTAATGTCTTAGGTCCTATGGCTCCATCTTGAGCTGCACCGCATATCTTTTGCACTGCTTTAGCGGCTCTACCTGTACCACTATTAACAGCCCAATCGAAAACCGCCCAATCAAGACCACTAGGTAAATCATCACATTTACAGCGATCCCAGTATAGTTTTTTGTATAATGGCTTTACATCTGATGGCTGAAGGTTCTTCATCTCGTCACTAGTAACCTCTCTGCCCAGATACTCCTCGTAAACTCTCTTAGTAACTCCCAAATTAGTTTCACCGCCAGGGTCTTTTGGGTGATTTACATATCCCCCTTCGTGATGCAGTAATGCTATTAAACTATCGTGATAATTATCTTCCATCGTCTTCCTCCTCCTTTTTTATTATAGTCGATCTCTTGTGAACAAAATCTATCCACTCTTTGTTCATATCATAGAAGTATTGACAGTATTTACAACGCATACTTCCCTCTACGTTTTCCATATCGTGACCACAGACATCACATCTAATTGATGGTGGCGTTATTATTCTTTTTATCCTTTGGAAGATAAACTTCCACATAGGAATTACATTGTGGACAGGATAAATTTGTAACCATTGTATATTCTTCATTGTCTTCAATATCATGGTCACCACCCCATATTAACTCTTTATTACAATGCCAACAATTCATTTTGTTAATCCTTTTTGCTTTTCGTATGTGCGTAGTCCACCAATTCCTAACATACCACCTAGAACTGTAAGCAACGTACTCATGTCAAACTCTGGTAGGTCTGGCACTTCTACACCTGCAAATGCACATACGAATATAATTATGTCTTTTAAGAGAAAATGATATAGGAAGGCAATCGCACAGACCCACCCAACTGCTGGTCGCCAACCGCCCTTAAACAGTGACCCTGACTGTGCTTCAGCCTTGTTTACTTCTATTTGAGCAAGACTTAGTTCTTGAGCGTGTTTCTGGCTCATAGTGGCTATCTCATGGGCGAGAGCTGCCTTTTGATCTTTGTCCTCTATAAATTTATCTAACAGACCTGTAACAGGTCCTATCAAGTTCTGTAACATTATCTATACTTCCTGACTTTCTTAGCTATGCTCTTAGGTTGCTTAACAAACTGCTTGCCTTGCTTTGTGCCTTTGCGTTTAGCTCTTGTTGTGGCTGCGTATTCCTGTGGTGACAACGCTTTGATAGCGGCTTCTGGTAAATAACGCTCTCCTGTTTTACCAGACTTCTTACCTGATTTTGTTCGCCATTTCTGTTGCGTCCACCGTTTAAGACTTTTTTGACTTTCCTTCATTTTTTCTAGGTCTTCCTCTTTTTTTTGGTTTTAGCTGTTGCTTGATTTCCTCTATGCTTGGCTCTGATTTCTTCTTTCGCCCTCTTTGCGATTTGGGCTTGTTTGTTTTTTCCTGCAACTTTGGCTCTTTGCTCAAGGACGGTGAGGATTTGTATTTTCCTAGCAAACGGCTTATTAACACGTTTAACCTTACGAGCAGTTGCTTGGGCATCTGCCACAGTGGCAAATTTAATAGTGACTGTATCTTTGGGGTTTTCATCTGTATATAGCCTCCTTCCAGAACCTTTTGGTTTCTTTCCTGTTCCTATTTTTGGGTCTTTAGCGATAACCACCACCTGCTTTCTTGTAACGAGATGCTAGTAGTTGTGCTTTTCTAGCAGACCACTGACCAGGCTTGCCCCCCTTAGAACCTGCTTTTATTGCTGAAAACATTCTTTTTCTCATCTCTGGTTTTGTATAGTTGCCTGCTTCGTTTACTCTAGATTTTGCCTTACCGCCTTTTTTTAACTTAATTGCAGACAATGCTTTTGCTTGTCCTGCGTGTGCTTTACTAGCTTTAGTAAGCTTACTAGCTACTTTCTTAATAGTTTTCTTAGCTCTTGTTGTCATCTTTTGCTCCTCTTTTTGCAAGCTGATTAAATCCTATAAAACTCGCCAAAACGCCCATGTTAGATAATACCCAAATTTCAGCGATTCCTGAAAGGTGCGAAATTCTATCAACAGGAACTAATGGTGTCATCAACACAACTATAAAAGCTGTAACCGTTAATGCTGAAAACCAAACAAGGTGTCTTTGTTGATCCTCTTTTTTGTCTCTATTTTCCAAAAGAACCATACGCTCTCGCATAGCCATCTCTTGATCTGTGACCACACCATCACCGTTTGCATCAGCTTTTTCCCACACAGAACCTTTTTCTAATTTCTTTTGTTTCATTCTATTCTTCCATAAAATTCTGTGTTCCCATCAAAATATTTATCAAACAAATACCAACAACAATTATCTTTGCCTGTGCTTTTACTGTCTTTAATCCATTTGATTCTACCAACACTTACTACTTTCTTCAACATTTTCTGAAAAATAGAGCTTTGTTTAGTATGCATCCAATCAGCGTCAAACAAAAGCCACGTTGGTTTAAAGGCTGTTAAATGAAATATTAAAGGATGAAGTATGCTTCTATCCCAAGGTGGGTTTGTTATAAACACTTCTGCTCCTACTGCATCATTCCTAGTTAATTTAAGGGCATTTTTCTTAATTATGTCTTTTCGTTGTGGCTCTATGTCTGATGCGTAAACACAAACAGGATTGTTTTTTTCAAGAGAAAAAAAGTCATGCCCCTCTATGTGATCTATCAAAGCACCATTACCTGCACACGGCTCTGCAAATCTTTGTATCTTTCCCATTATATGCGGTAACAAAGGTGTAACTCCCTCTACTGGAGTTGTATAATAGTCTCTGTCAAACCTGACAAAATTACTTCTCTTGCCCATTTTATGGTAATGTTATGGTTACCGACCCTAGTCCTGTCGTTCCCAAACTGCCTCTTGGATGTGGTCTATCTGCTCTACTTATTTTCACAAACCCATCGTGGTCAAACAATGATCCCACTTCTAGGTTATCGTCATGTGCCTGTAGATTAGTTAAGACTAGACCTGTGTTTC